TTATGGTCTTTAAATAGAATAAATAACCTTAACATAGTTCTTTAAGTAGTAATCTCTAATATTTACATCATAATATGGTCTTAAAATAAATTCAATTTAATATAGTTCTTTAAATAAAATCTAATTATATTAACATTGTAGATAACTTATAATAAAGATTTATGAATAGTATTAAGTAATAACAATGTTAATTAAATTAGTAGGAAATAATATGAGAAGTTTACTTATCAGACTAACACATACTAAAAGCACATCACCACCCAAACCACCTAACTCTTGGGAATGCTGTGGCGATAATTGTCCTAATTGTGTATGGACAACCTATTTTGAAGAACTTAAAAAATATAAACAAATACAAGAACTTGAAAAACAAAATAAGTTTTGGAAATCAACTATAAAATATTGTAATTAAAATTTTTTATTTAAATAATATTCCATCAAACCATATTATGGTCTTAAAATATAATATCCAACTTGATATAGTTCTTTAAGTATCAAACCGGCAATACATTGTATTATGGGATATATATCCATACTTTTGATACTATGATAAACATATTTACATCATAATTGTTTGTATTTTGATTCTATTTGATTATTTAAAGTTCTATTCCTATAATTATTTACTATGATTAAAATTAGTACTATGTCAATATTTATGAAAAGGCAACTTATCGAACATTTTATAATACATAGTATGACAAAATATTATGATGCAATAATTATAAGAATGAATAATAATAATATAAAACAAGAGCAATACGATGATATCATAGATATTATCATATTTCTATTAGAGAAAAGACATAAATCTAGATATATCATTGATGTAATTGATTGTTTTGCGTATGGATCTTCTCCATCAAGTTATATAGAAGCATTAAAACAAACATACCTCATTGATGTCAATGGTAAACACAATGATATCAAAATTAGTTATGGTATATTAAGAACAATGCATTAACTATACTCTTAACATCCTCGTTTAATTTAAATATTTACTTATTATATATATGACATCCAATAAACAGAACAATGATAAGAAAACCAATTATACTAAAATAACAAATCCAAGAACTTTAAGACAAACATCTATACATAGTAAAGTTGGACAAAATATTTTAAGTAAATACATTCAACGTGCCGGTTTTAATGGTTTCAATTCTCCTAGAAATTGTACTAATCCTCCAGAATCCCACGCTAATTGGATAGCAGATTTGAGAGCGCGACAGAATATATGGCAACTGCATTTTGATAATGCATTCAGTTTGGTTGAATCTGTCAGTAATCCACATGGACAATGGACTCTACTCGAATTCTATAACTATGTTACTCAAACTCTTGGTCCTTGGAGTAATCCCCACTAAAGTTTAGATTAAATAAATAATCTTATATTTAAAGAATTATACCCTACATTACTAATGTATGGTAGATTATCAAAAAAATATTGTATCTAAAATAACTAATCATATCAATGAGTATGGTATTCCTAATATTGTAAACGATTGGAAACCATATGTTATGTGTGATAGTTATAAAAACAAAACTGACTTTTATAATGCTCTTACTAAATATGTAAATAGTTATCATAAGCATTCTAGTATTTTAATTGGTTCAAATCAGACACTTGCTGATAAACGACCTCCTGATTTTTCATTTGAGAGTGGTATTGGTATAATTACTTATTACAATTATTACCTTGATACATATGATAAGTATGAAAAATGTATTGAATATAATACACTTGTTGATAGTGTTAGATTGAATTTACGTAAATGGGAAAAAAGAGATATGGATGGTCTTATTATAGATTTACGAAATCATACTGGTGGTTGGTTTTATCCATTTGTGAATTCATTATCAGATATATTATATAAAACTAGTCTATTTGCTTGGTCAAATAAAAAAGTAGAAAATAAAGATAACAAATGGATTAACTTGGTTAAAGATAATATTAAACACAATTCTAAATATAAAAATAATATATACTTACCATATCCTATTGCAATACTTATTGGGAAAAATACTATATCATCTGGTGAACTATGTGCTAGTATCTTTTGTCGTAATGAAAAAAATATTAAATTATTTGGTGAACCTAGTGGTGGAAAGTTATCTATTAATGAACCATATGTTGTGGATGATGATATTTCACTTAACCTTACAGTTTCATACGTAACAACTGTTGATGGTACTTTTCATGAAAAAGAAGAGATAATACCAGATGTTTATACTGATAAACCTATTGAAACCGCAATAAAATGGATTTTAGATAACGCACTTATATGATTTTATTTCCCATCGATTTATGAAAACACATGAGCTAAACTAGTATTATGATAATTTTGACGTAATTTTTTTTCGAGATTTGGATTATATTTTCCCAATCTTATTTTTCTTCTTGATTCTCTATTTTCCATTATTTTTTTAATTAATGCTGGATTTGTAATTTCATATAACTGTTTAGGTTCTTCTATTTGTGCCTGGGTTTCTTTTCTAAATTCTTCGTTTAATGAATTTAAATAATTCTTATATATATTTAAGTCTGTCTGTTTATATTTATATTTTAACATATCATAATATCTATACATATCATCTAAATTCTCTGGTAATCTACACGTAATAACTATATATGTTGCTTCTCCCAAAGAACCTATAATATCGGATAATTTATGTCTGTCACCCGTAGGAGGTCCTCCAATTATTGAAGATTGTATTGTTCCATTTTCGTTTACTATTTGCGTTATATTAAAAGGAGCACCACTAGGATTATCAAAACTCAAATATAAATCATTTATATAATTATTCTCACGCCCATTCTGTATAGTCATCAAATTAGTATTTAGACATTTAATACCACATGTTTTGTCTGAAAAAACTCTTCCACATATATGGGAACATATTTCTGCATTAATTTGTTTACCGTTATCATTTATATATGGTGAATTATCATTTTCTTTGTATAACGTTAATCCTTTCATATATATTTCTTTAATTTTTTCATTAAGTATATCATTACCAGTTGCAGTTGATAAACAACCATATTTAGTTAACATTATAGTATTATGATTTTTTTTCAATTCAAATGGAGGCAACGTATCATCTATTCTTCCATGACAATTTATGATATATGTATTATGTATTTGAGGTTTAATAGACTGTTGATATCTTCGTAACCGATTGTTGTATTTGAATATTTGTTTAAGTTTTTCTTGGGGAGGTTTATTACGGCGTATACGGCGTATATGACTAGTAGGTACGGTTCCAGGTATAGATTTAGGTTTATATGTACTACGTCCACCACCAATAATTCCCTTTAAACGCTTCTTTAAAACATATACTACTCTTTTTTTACCATTCTTATCTTTAATAGAAACCCTTTTGTATCTAGGATTATCTTTGAATTGCACCATATACTAATACCAAATAAAAATATAATTTCTATTATTGTTCTCCCAATATATTCAAGACCACCATTATCATTAAAATTTATTAAATATGTATATTAATAATTTGAAAAAAAAATAAACTAATTCATATATGTATATTGATATTCATTTGTATAGTTATTTATATGTGATATCGGTATGTTTATAGGAAAATCTTTAAAAATAAACCAAGAACTTCCTATACCCATTCTTGTTATCTTTCCATCACCAAATACTATTATTTCTTCATGATGTCTATTTGGGTCTACTTGAAGTAAATCACTTCTAAATTTTGATACTAATATATGCCCTGAGTTTATGTCATAATCATCATTATACAAAACATATTTACTCATATCTAATAATATCTTCTTATGAAATTCGTTTTCTATTATATCATTATGATAACATATTACTTTATCTACACTTTCATTACCAAAATGAACTATTATTGACATTGTTTTAGAATCATATTTAATATCATCCGTTTTTTCTATTAATACTGAATCTGCTATACTCTCTATATTTTTTATAGTATTAGATATAGATATATTCTCTAGTTCTAAACCTAGTTTACCCATATAATCAAAATTATAATTAAAAAAATACAATTTATTAGTCATTAAATATATATTATATATCATTAACATTTTAATTTTAATATTTAATTGAATTGTCATTAATTAATAATTTAATTTACCTATTATTATCATACTTATATCATAATAAACATAACGATTTAATATCATTATCGTTAATTCGTTAATCTTTTTATTAACATATTTATTACAAGATTTTGTCATCATATTTGATGATAATGCATTGAAATTCCAGTGATAATCTTTATTATCTAATATTATATCTAAACTTATATTTGGATTCATTGAGACGTTGTAAAAATTCCAGTTCATATCTCGATAATTTTTTATAATATTAAATGTTATCGTTTGATTTGTAGATGCACTTGACATACACCAATTACATTCTTGATTAAATCTAATATTATCCCATGTTGCTATATGAGAATGTGATATAACATCCCAATGCCATCGTTTGGTGGGATATTTCTTAATAAATTCTAATGTCATATTAGGATTCGATGACAATGAACACCAGTCCCAATCTTTATAATGATACTTATCTATTAATTCGAGTGTGGTGTTTGAATTTGTTGACAAACCTTGTGTAGTCCAATCCCAGTTAAATTGTGGATTATCTATAACAATATCACTTGAAACTCTGCGAGATATTCTTGTCCAATTCCAAGGAAAATGCAAATTGTTTTTTATAATATCAAACGTTATGTTTTTATTACCAGATAATTCAGACCAGTTCCAATTCTTATATGAGTTTTTAATAATAAAATCCCATTCGATATTTACATTTGATGATAACCATATATAATTCCAAGGTTTATCCATATTATTTCTTACATCATCAAGTGTTATATTTGAATTCATAGATATTCCTTCCCAATGCCAAGGCATATTTGGGTTGTTTTTAACAATATCGAATGTTATATTAGTATTCATTGATACTGCTAACCAATACCATCTTTCATTCAAATTATTTTTAATTGTTTCCCAGTCAATATTCTTATTTTTACTCAAGTCATACCAATAAAATGGTTTATTTATGTTTTTCTTTATAAAATCAAATGTTATATCTTTTCTTGAAGACATTGTCATCCAACACCAAGGTAACTCAATATTTTCATTAATATCATTCAAACTAATATTTTCTTTTATTGTTAACCATTTCCAATTCCATGGTTTATTTAAATTTCTTTTAACGAAATCAATAGTAATGTATGGATGTCGTGATAATGTATCCCAATCCCAATAATTAAGATAACGAAAGTCTTTAGATAGCGAGAATGGATTATTATCTATAAATTCAAACCACCTATTATAAAACTCTTGTTTGTATTTATTTTTTAATTTAATAAACATACTATAGTTTAACTATATTAATATTTTTTATTTAAATATTTATAAAAATATATTAAGATTTGATATATTATATTATATTATGTTATCGTATCCTTCGTTATCCAATACATATAATGATATTCCATATATATTAAAGAGTTATTGGAAAGAAGAATATTGTACCAAATGGTTTGATTATATTCTTAATAATTTAAATTTATGTTGGGATTGGAGAGAATTGAGTATACATCCTAATATTACTTGGAATATAGTTAAAAATAATATAAACCTACCTTGGAGTTGGAGATGGTTATCACGCAATCCTATAGTTACTTGGGATATTGTTAAAAATAATCCAAATAAACAATGGTCATATGAACTTTTATCACTTAATCCAAATATAACAATTGATATTATAAATTCTAACCCAAATAAGGAATGGATTCAACCAAATAATGAATCGATTTTTGATAGTAATGAAGAATATCTGACATTAATGATTGAAGATGATTATATATATTATGAATCCGATGTGGACAGACATTATAATTGGGAAATAGTACAAGAAGCTATTGATAGAAGATTTGATTGGGATTCCTATTCAAGTAATCCATTATCAGGTAAGTATTTTACATTTATAAATAATAAATGGATTGCATATAATATAATTAAAAAATATACTAATATAGATATCGCTAATAAAATACTTTTATAAATTTTTGTTAATTTGTCTAATACATTTGTTTAATTTTATTTAATTTGTTTATTTTGGTTTCTTTTTATAATCAAAATATATAATATGAATAAAAAATCTACACATACTGCCATATTTGGTGGTGGTCCAACAGGATTAACTGTTGCATTATTATTGGCAGAATCTGGTCACGATGTTACACTTGTTGAGAGAGAAAAAAATCTTGGTGGTTGTTGGAGAGTAGAATGGGTTGATGGTTTTTTCACACATCATTCTCCACACGTTTTATCAACATTATCCCCACACTTTTTTGCTATTCTTAAACATATAGGGATTATCGTTGACGATGAAATAGTTGAAACATATAAAAATGGTATGTTTGGAATCATTAAACAATTATATAATAATTTGGAATTTTCAGATATGATTAAATTATTTATTTCTTATATATCAAATTTGTTCTATCGCAATGAATTAACTGTTGATGAATGGTTAAATCAAAATAATATAACTGATAATGGTAAGAAATTTATACGAATATTATCAATAGCATTACAAAATATTCCTGAAAAGGTAATGATGAAAGATTTTCTTAGCATTACACTAAATTTTGACACAAAATTTGTACAATTTAAGGATCCAGAGTTATGGATAAACAAAATATATAACTACCTCAAATCACTACCTAATGTAACCATAATGACAGGTTATTATTTAGATTCTATTAATACAAATGATGATGAAAATAGAGATATTAAAACAGTATCTGATGTTCTTATTAAAAATACTTCATCCGATGATGTAGGTATAACTATTGGTGCTGACAATTATGTACTTGCAATGCCTCCAATTGCATTACTAAATGTTATTGAAAAAAGTAATATAGATGTTAAAAATAATTGGAAATCTTATTCGTGGTTAAAAGAATGGGTTGAAAAATCACATTATTCGTCATTTGGTTTTCAATTACATTTTGATAAAAAAATAAAATACAAAACTGATTGGTGTTCTTCGTGTATGGGAGATTGGAATATTATTATATTAGAAGAATCAAAATATCAAACAAATGGTGCGACCCACGATGAATCGATTGTATCAGTCCTTTCGTGTACCATAGTAGATTTTAATGCTTATAGTAGTCATCTTAAAAAGACTGTTAATGAATTAGAAAAAGATGAAGTTGTGAATGAAGCTTGGAGACAAATTCAAGAACACACGCAAATAAATAATGAACCTATTAAAACTACTGTTTATGACGGTGTTGTGAAAGTTAATGGTAAATGGACATCTAAAGATACTGCATTTGGTAGAACTAAATTAGGATTTTTAAATCAGATGGGAAAACTTGATAATTTGTTTAGTGTAGGTCCTCATAATAATAGAGTAGATAGTGTTACAAGAATTGAATATGCTATTACAAGTGCGATTGAACTTGCTAATGAACTTGAACCAAAATCGAAGACTATTATAAAATTTAAAAAAAAAACAAATGGAGTTATGATTATATTATTAATTGCAATAATAACTGTTGCAATTATTCAAATGACAAAATAAATAGTTTATTAATATGCTCTTATTTAATGTATAAAATACTATTTTGTTGTAATATATTATACTATGAACAATAATTTTCAAAATTACATAAGTAATATTAGGGATATATTTAAAGAGGATGTTCAAGAACCATTTTATTATGACATAAAACTTATATCTAATGATTCAAGTCCCCGGAAAATATTTGATTCGCTAAAAAGTCTTTTTATATTGGGATTAATTATTTTAAAAAATGGTGAAACAAATGATTTAGAACATTATATCCGAACAAATGAGAACGATGAAGATGACGATAAAGAAATTGAAGAAGATATTAATGAAAATATAAATATTAATGATATAACATTGGATGATATATATTTGATTCGTAAGTATATGCTTAGTATAGGTATTGAAACTATATTTGAAACATATACTCCTTCGAAACAAGATTATTTATATAGAAAAATTATAGAAGATATAGAAGATTTGCCTGACATAGATATAAAAGTTATTATGAATTGGAAAACTAATAATATAATTGGTGCTAAATTTGGAGTAAATAAAAATCCAAATACAATGCGTTCATTTTTATCAATTTTAAAAAAACATTCGGAAACGAATCATCTATTATCTATGGGATTGCCAAAATCTCTAAAAGATTATTCAATTCGAATTACTAAAAAAGAAGAAGAATTAATACATATTATAAAGTTTGATTTTGCCAATCCTTTTGATTATATTAAAAATACTGGGTGTTATGGTGGTTCTATGATTAGTAACTGATAATTAATATTTAAATTAATTTTAGAAACTCATAATAATCAATTAGATTATCTTTATTTAAATCATATTTATCAAACAATTGATTGATAATTTTATCAATTGATTCGTGTCGTTCTTTATTACTTAATACAATACTGTCAATAAATATTTTAAATTCGTCTCTTTCAATAAGCATATTATTATTTATATCTAAATCTTTGAAAACTTCAACACTTTTACATGGTTTGAATAAATTTGTTTGCTTATTTTTAATTAAAATTTTAATATGGTATTTAAAAAGAATATCAAGCATTTCGATATTCATACTTAAACAAAACAAATATTATAACTTAATAATATGAACATATTAGTAACCGGAGGTTGCGGATTTATTGGTTCTAACTTTCTAAATTATGCTGTCTTGAAATATCCAAATTATAAATTTATAAATATCGATGCATTGTATTATTGTGCTTCTATCAATAATATAATTGAAAATGTTAAAAATGCATCAAATTATTCTTTTATTGAAGGTAATATAACAGATATTACAATTTTAAAAGAATTATTTTTAAAATTTTCTATAACTAATATAATCCATTTTGCAGCTCAATCACACGTTGATAATTCATTTGAGGATTCAATTAATTTTACAGAAGATAATGTAAAAGGAACACATACAATTCTTGAAGCAATTCGTTTATTTAAACCCGATGTTAAAATGCTACATTTTAGTACTGATGAAGTGTATGGGGAATCACTAATAGGTGATAAACCTAAAAATGAAATGTCCTTATTATGTCCCACAAATCCATATGCAGCTAGTAAAGCAGCTGCTGAAATGTTTGTAAATGCATATTACCATTCATATAATATTAAATGCACTATTACCAGATGTAATAATGTGTATGGTCCAAATCAATATCCAGAAAAAATAATCCCCAAATTTATTTTACAATTGAAATCTGGTAATAAATGTACTATCCACGGAGATGGTAGTGCTATACGTTCATTTATTCACGTTTATGATGTATGCACTGCGGTTGATACTATATTACATAATGGTATTATTGGAGAAATATATAATATTGGTAGCGATGAAGAACACGAAAAAACTGTGTTAGAAGTTGCAAAAGAATTAATTAAATACATTCATAATACAGATAATTTTGAAGATTATATTGAATACGTTACTGATAGACCATTTAATGATAAAAGATATTTTATTACTAATGATAAATTAAAAATATTTGGATGGAAACAAGAGATTGAATTTGAATATGGAATTAAAGAATTGCTTTAAATATTCGACTCTGTTTTAATTGTTTCATTATTAAACGGATGCCAATAACCTTTTATATTAATACCATTATGATTATATGAATAAATATGAGAACATTTACCATATTTAATAAAATCTTGACATACTGTTTTATTGATTTCATTTTTATTATATTTTGATGAAAATTCATTATCTATCTCACAACATATATTTTTAATTCCAATGTTGTGACTCATTTATAAGTATAAAAAAATTTTTTCAATTTTATTAAATTTTATTAATTATTAAATTTTATTATTTATTTGATATTTTCAATATAAAATTTAACATATTCATCCCAACCATTTACAGCAATATACTGAAGTTGTCGCATAGTCCAACCAAATGTCATACCACTATGACCAGGATAATCTTTCTCAATTATATCCATTACATTTTGTATTTCTTTGGGAGGATTACTCCAAAACATAAATCCGGAATCAACTGGTGGTTTATGTGTCCTAAGTGCAATCCAATTTGGGGTATATTGAAATCCAGAAACTGCACCATCTAGTGCATTGAATGCACTAATCAATAGCAATCTATCCATATCATATGGTATAAATCCAAATTTTCCTACTGGATATTTATTCTGTTCGGACATAATCGCAGAATTACAAGTCATTTACTCGTTAAATAATATAAGTTTCAATTTTATAAATTTAATTTAACGTATTATATGTCCTTTCAATGACAATGGTTTACACCCTCGGAAATTTAAAATTGATTAACAAATTTTAAATTGATTTAAAAAATAACACATATTATAAAGTATGAATTTTATAAAAGAAAAAATAATTAATTTTTGGAGTAATCCAGAACCATATGTGTATATACATCGTATCGGAGAATTAATACATGTAAAAAAAACCAAATATAATCATTTTAATTGGTTTGCTGAAACAGATAACCTTGCATTAACTGATCCTTTATGTAAACAATGGTGTTTAGAGTGTATTCAAGAAAATAGTACTGTCATAGATGACCCATTAATTGATAACAAATATATTATTAAATTTTATTATTGTATTGGTGAAACGAAACACTTATGTATGAGAGTATTATCTTATCAAGAAATTGAAGATGGTTCATTTATAAATACATTTGATGTGGATATTACTAAAAAAATAACAAAGGCATTTATATCTGAAACAGCATATGAAAAGTGTAATGTAACAGAACATGTTAATCCGTATTATTTACCTGTTCATAATAAAGTTAAAATAGAAGAAATATTTGATGAAGATGGCAATAGAATAGTACCTGAAAATTATAGACTAGAAGTATATTTAGATAAAATTGACGAAACATATCAATATCATTATGGTGATAATTTAGGAGATATGTTAATGATAAAAGAAATTAAGCAAAATAAAACAAACATACATAAATGCGACAAATGCAAAAGCAATAATCCATTACCAGATAAACAATATGAAGAAGTTCAAGTAGAATTAAAAGATAGTTTTTTTGCACCGTATGTTCCATTGCATAAATTACCGACTGACCCAAAAATGGCTATGCCACATATAGCATTGAATTATAAATCCCAAAATATAACATTAACAACTGATGATTTGGATGAAATGAAAGATGCTAATCATTATTAATATAATATTTAACAGCACTAATTTTATAATCTTCTGTTTTATGTTTCATAGTTATAATTATAATATATAATTATTTTGTTCCATTTTAAATTTCCGAGGGTGTAAAGTTGAAATACTATATGTTTTAAATTACATTCATTACTATGTCATATAATAATCCAATTCTTAATGATTTATATGCAAAAAGAAATATGTCGCATTGTAAAGGGTTATTACGAGCATCATCATCTAAAACAGATGCAATAACTTTAAACGCAAATGATTTCTTAAAAATCGTAAATATACATATTCCTGATATTCAAAGAGAACTTGATATTAAATGGACTGATAATCTAAGACATTTAATATTGAGTAAGCATAATACATATGGATATTTGGATTTGGGTATCTTTGATATAGGATACTTAAATGATAATTTTTATCTTATTAATGGACAACATCGATACTATATTCTTTCTTCACTTCCAAATTATCAGTCTTTAGATTTGACTATTCATATTCATGAAGTAAATTCACTGGAAGAAATGCATTCTGTATTCGAAAGTGTAAATGGTTCAAAACCTGTTAAATTGTGTAAAACAAGTAAAGCACAAGTTATATATAATGGTCTTCGAAAACATATTAATAATAAATATAATAGGTATGTATCTACTAAAAATAATCCACATAAACCAAATATAAATCTTGATAATATGGTTACTAAACTTGATGAAAAGGATTTTGTTAATAAACTTGATTTAAAAAATATAGATGATATTATCAATCTTTTTGAAGAAATTAATAATTTTTATAAGCATTCTGGGTTTATTGATTGGAAGTCTTGGATCGATCGTTCTGATTTTATGCTTAACAAAGTATCTGAAAAAGGTGGTGCATACCCACTATATCTTGGTATATATGGGGAAACACACGAATGGATTGATAGGATAATGAAAAATGTTCTTTCTGGGGAAGATTATAATGAAATGAATCATCTTTCTTACTCAAAAAGAAAACATATACCAAAAAGATTAAAAACAAAGGTATGGGAAAAATCAGTTACCCAAAATAATCAAAAATGTTATACTTGTGACGTTTATTTAAACAGTTTTCTTGAATTTGAATGCGGACATAAATTATCTGTTCTATATGGAGGACAGAATACTCTTGAAAATCTTGAAGCAGTATGTTCTATATGTAATAAGGATATGGGTGTAGAAGATATGGATACATATAAACAACGTGAATATGGTGATTCGTAAATTTGTTTTTATTTAGGTAATTTAGGTAAGAGACTACCTGTTGATTTTCTGGTAATATTGTATAGTAGAACTGTTAGTGGAACTTTTTGTCGGGGTTTTTGTTGGGGTTTTTGGTGTGGTTTATTTCTTCCCCTATTACTAACTAAGTTATTTGTATGTTTGTTGAATGTAACTGAAAATCTCATAAGCGTTTTATTAGATTTTAAAAAATTAGTTAGAGAATACTCGTTTTCTATTTTCATTGCATTTTTTGGTGTATATATTAAATGTAATACTTTCATTTTTTTATTTATTGATACAGCTGTTAACTGTAAGTTACCGTCCCTATCCAATAATACTTCATTTTCATTTGGATGTTTTGATATACTTTTTATTGGTAAAATTTTACTTCCCTTAACAACTCTTATTTCCATAATACAACAATTCTTCTCTCCCATATCAGTAAACTCTAAAGCATCATCATAATTATAAGATGTAGACATAAATGCTTTGTCGGAAAAATTAGTGCTTCTTTTTTTCCCTTTGTAAACTATAATATCATTCTTAAGTCTGGGTACTTTGTCATATGCTTCGTCTATGTTTTTTAGATGTTTAACTTGGAGTGGAGTAAGTTCTTCTCCACTTCGTAATTTTTGATTAAAATTACCAAAACCAGTACCGGTATACCACTTTAAACTGTCTATAATATTTTTAGATAATTTTTTTATAAAATCTTCTTGAGTTTGCATTATATATATATATATATATATAAATCAAATATATAAGAATATATTCTATTATATAAGAATATATTGATATATTTATTAGTATATGTTGTTAAATACACTGCAACAAACAGCACTTAACGCAATGAAAAATGGGGAAAATATTTTTATTACAGGACTTGGTGGAACAGGAAAAACTGAACTTATGAAAGAATATATTAAATGGCATCAAAATAAGTTTGATGAAAAAAGTTTAGACTATCTTGCTGTAACTAGTACTACTGGTGTTTCTGCTATATTACTTCCAAGAGGTAAAACTATCCATTCATTTGCTGGTATTGGGGTAGGAGAACAATCAGCAGATATTTTATTAAAAAACGTTATGAAAGCATTTACTAAAAAATTAAAATGGATGCGAATCAAAACAATCATTATTGATGAAGTGTCTATGCTTAGTCCTGAACTATTTGAAAAATTGGATTATATTGCTCGTAATATTAAAAGACGTATTGAAATACCTTTTGGTGGTGTTCAAATTATATTGTCTGGTGATTTTTGTCAACTTCCTGCAGTTAAATCCACTAAGTTCTGTTTTGAATCACCTCTTTGGAAGGAACTTCTCGATGAGACCATATATCTGAAAGAGAATATGCGTCAATCTAATACTGAATTTCAAGATTGTTTGAGTGAAATAAGAATGGGTAAATGTTCGAAAGCAACGAGAAAGATCCTTAAATCAAGGTTGGGGGCAGAATTAAAAAATGATTCAGGAATTATGCCCACTATTTTGTATGCTAGAAAAGAAATGGTTTCATCTATTAATCGTTCTAATTTAAGTGTTCTATTAAGTTCTGATATAGAACGACATATATATGATTATAAATTATCCGTAAAACAAAAAGATGAAACTAAAAAACTAAATGAAAAAATTGTTGAATATCTCAAATTAAAGGTTATAAAAGATGTTAACGCTGAAAACACATTAACATTGGCAATTGGGTGTCAAGTTATGCTTACAACGAATATTAATATTGAGTATGGTTTGATAAATGGAAGTAGGGGAATTATAACAAGTTTTGATAATGGTTTTCCAGTAGTTAAATTTATTAATGGAATTGAAGAAAAAATTATTAGACATATTTGGACGTTCGACGAAGATACAGTTGAAATCAGTTATTCACAGATTCCGTTAATTTTGGGTTATGCATTTACTATACATAAATCGCAGGGTACTACAATTGATTTTGTTGAAACTGATATTGGTGATTCTATATTTGAATATGGACAAGCATATGTTGCTTTATCTAGGGTACGAACACTTGATGGTCTTACATTGTCTGGTTTTAATAAGAAAAAAATAAAAACACATCCAAATGTTATTGAATTTTACGAAGCAATAGATAGAGGTGAATATAAAAAGAAACCACAGAATGGGTCAATCGAATGTTATTTTACTTGATTTAAGTTTGTTTATTTGTGAAAATATAAATTTGTTAATACTTAAAAATTTATATTTTATATATTGTATAAATATTTTATGATATTAAGCAAAGTTATTACAAATAATATTGATTTGTCAATACGAAAAAATATGATTGTTTCATCATATAAAAAATATCATCTCAGAGTTAAAGATGGTTATATATTTTATCCTATTAAAATAAATTTTAATCCTAAATGTATATGTAGTGATTTTAAACCTCGTTCATTATGTCCTCATATATTTTTAGCATTAAAAAGGATATATAATATAAATGATTATGCGTACTATTTATTACCAAAATACTATACAAATATATTAGATAATCTTATGTTAATAGAAGAAAGTCGTCTTGATAGTTCAGAACACTTAAAAGAAATAAAAAAAATATATAATGACATTGAATGTTCTATATGTATTGAACCATTAGTTAAAAATGATATAGATTTGTGTAGTTTACATCAATGTGATTTTTGTTTTAATTTTTTACATATTCGATGTTTTCATCGTCTTTTACAACAAGACAAAAATTGTCCAAGTTGTCGAAACCAATTTATTGTATAATTTTTGATATTTATAGTATAAAGTTTATATACATTTACACTATAAAGTATGTTAGATTTATTTATAAGTATTTTATCTATTTTTATATTTATTGCTGGTATATATACTTTAAAATTACGAATAGATTATGATATGAGATATTGGGATAATTAAATATTTTCATATGTTGGAAATATATTTATTATTCTTTCTATAGTATTAGTATCTAAATATTTGATTTTTAAAATATAATCTATACCTTTAATTACACTATCTATAGTTATACGTTTTTTAGGATTTAATCGAATCATTCTTTTTACTAACAATTTTGTTAAATTCCATAATTTTTTATTTTCTTCTTTATTAATATATTTAAATTTTTCCATTGAATTAATTTGTTGGAAATAATATCCACCATCAGTATGTTTTTCAAATACACTTTTAAATATTTTTTCATCTGTATCATCATCTGCATTTAAATATTCATCAATGGGAAATATACTAAATGCATTCATTATTTGAACAAACATTATACCAATACTCCATATATCAGTAGGGTATGTTATGTTATCAAGATTACCTTTATTTCGTTCATGATTATATCTTTTTAATTCAGGACTCATTGTAGTAGAAGAATAAGTTATTCTTTTAATATTATTATTATTGTTATGTGAACCATCAAAATCAAATATCTTTATTATCGGTTTTTTTGGGTTTTTATTATCAATTAGAATATTTTCGAATTTCAAATCTACATAAACAATATTTGAGTTATGAATACATTGAATTCCATATGCAATTTGTCTCATTATCTTTAAAATTTCTATCATTGTAAATACTCCAAAACCACCTATTGGTTCAACTTCATTTAATATATATTCAAACATATCAAATGATCCCTTCGTACAAATTAAAAATTTAAATGTTTCTGGTAAACATGATGTACATTCTAAGTCACCGCTTCCAATATAATTAATAATATTATTTTTACATTTCTGATCTAAATTCTTCTTTAATTTTTCATATATTGTGATTTCTTTAATTATCATAGATGAGAATTTATTAACTTTCATAACATAATCATTGCCATAAAAAAATATATGTCCACCTATATTTTTATTTAATTCATATTCAACATTGTCAATATAGATATATTTTGGAATTTGTACATGCATATTTGTCTTTTTAAATCTTCGATTTTCTGTTGTTTCACTTACATGTAATTGTTGTCTTTGTTGTTTTTGTTGTCTTTGTTGATTGTTAAGTAAACGTCTAATATTTTCACCAATACTATTAAGATTACTCATTTAATTTATACATACAAATTAAACTATAATTTTCCATCTTTTTCTACCAAGTTTATCGTATGTAACTTTAAACGTTCGATTTGTTTGTTCACAAACAATTATATCGTCTATATTTAAAGTTTTTGCTTTAATATTAGTATTTGATTTAATTGGACCACTTTTAGCATTTGAAACAAGTTTTTTATTGACAATTTCTTTTTTATCTTGTTGTGATTGTTGTACTTTGTCTTTTTCTTTGTCTTTTTCTTTGTCTTTTTCTTTATCTTCTTCTTTGTCTTCTTCTTTGTCTTCTTCTTTGTCTTCTTCTTCTTTTCTTATTTCTGTCATTTTAACATATTCTGTATAAGTTATATCACAATCATCTGTAACTGTGTATATATCTGTTTCTGGATTTACAACAAAACGAAGAATATTATAATCTTTTTTAATTTTATCTAGAACATACTGATATGAACCTTTAACACTCCCTCCATATACACTGGTTCCAAATGTATCTATATTAGGATATTTTTCTATCAATTTATTTAGTTTATCTTCTATTTTTGGAAAATTCATAACAAAATGATTTCTAATCAATGGAAGAAATACCTCACACTCTGTAGGTATATTATTCAACATATAATGAATTGCTGTCTTATATACTGAATGATTTATATAATTATTATATTCAATATTCTTTTTATCATTTTCAGGAATAAGTTCATACCCAGGTTCATTTCTTAGTGGATTATTATTTAATAAACTCTGAATAGACAAAAGAACAGATTCAAGTGTTTGAACACTAGTCCATGAAGGTCCTGTCCATGTTCCCAGAATTGATAAACATACTTTACCACACGCATATAAATTAGGATTAAATCTAACTCCATTTGTTGTAAGATATTTTACTTTAGGTGGACTAAATGGATAGTCATTAGGAAACTTTATATTAAAGAAATAATATCCATTCTCGTATGGAGTATCACTTGGACCAAACAAACACGCATTTACATCAGTTGTGTCATCATTAGTATAACTGACATGAATTAGATTTTTCCAGATATCTGCATTATTTGTAGCGATAGGATTAACTCGCATTAAATCTGTCCAAATACGTTTGGTTCTAATTCCGTGTGCTGACATATTTAATATTAAATATAATTATATTTTTAAACTTAATTCAATTTTAATATATTTAGATTAAAATTGAATTTAAATTGAATTAAAATTTTTATTATTTAGAAATTTAATCGGTTTTCCAGACTCCTGAATCTGTACAACCATCTTCAACGAAATTCAAATGAATATTATTCTTTTTTAAATAATCAAACCCATTAACTTCATTTCCATCTACATAACAAATCAATTCATCATCAGATGCATCTTCAACATATTCATCATCATCCAAATTTTGATATTTAACATCCATTTCATTCCATAAACACAGATTTACCAGTGCATATATACCATTCATACCATCAAAATGCTCACGTGTCGATGGTCGTAAATATGCATCGAATTTCCGCTTAGTATAAAATCTAATATCTAAATCATCATTATCAATTTCGTGCCCATCATTGGTTTCATTATGATTACATATATCACATTCATCAGTTTCAAATTTTTCTAAAATAGTTCTATTGTAACAATAAAATACATAATGTTTAATATCTTCTTTGTTACTGTCTTTGTTACTGTCTTTGTTACTGTCTATCATTTAAATTAACTACTATAATATAATTTAATTTCAATTTTTAATAATTTGAGAATTGATAATCAATCCAATCCCAATAATAATCATCCATATTTCCTTTCCAAAATATATTTTTTGTTTGTTTGGAATTAAATTCATTTGTCTTCTTTCTTAAACGATACATCCCAAAATCATATTTAACAACATTCTCTCGAACAATGACACATATATATATTTCATCATTATCAATCGGTTGGATTTTGCGTGTAGGAATATCAACCAAATTTGGTAAATTGTATATTTTATAATGTTCAATATATTTGTCTGATGGAGTTCTCAATACACTCTCAATTGATTTATATTTTTCCAAATTTATCTTTTTATAAACACCGAGAAGTCTTCGACTGTCTATATCAAGATAACTTACTATAATATCTATTATATCTTGAGGTAAATATGGAATATTTAACATTTATTATTATTATATTATATTTATTATATCTTGAATTAATTACAATTAAATTAATCTATTAGACAAACACCTACCGATTCGGTAGTCTTAAAAACTGGTGATGGTGGTTTAAGTTCATTGTTTTCTTTTAAGTATCTCATTTCTCGCCAGAACTTTTCGATATGATGGAAATTTCTTAAAAACCAATTTGGTGATCTATCAATTGTAATTTGCGAATATACTTCTACTCTCCAATATACTATTTTAAAACTCTCTATTTTATAATCTTTATCTTGTTTTATCATTTTTTTCTTTCGTTTTTCAATTCGTTTCATAGCACGTTCATATGATATGTGCACTCCAGGATAATAATGTTCAAGTCCAGTTTTTCGATTATATATTACTAGAATTAATCCCTTTTCAAGACCTTTAGAAGTCAAATGTGTATATCTTTCATCATTTTCATCCATATCTTCCATACAATCCTCGTTAAATTCATTAATATTAAAGTATTCGCGAATAGTACATTCTACAAAATCGCATTTCCATAAATTACAACACTCCATTTGTGATTGGACTTGAGCATAATAACACGGTGATATAACACCAGTAATTACACGTGATAGCGGAACTTTGATTTCAAGCATACGACCAAATGTATTAATTCCATCAGGTGATGCACCTACTAATTTTAACGGTTCAATTCCATTTCCACCTTGGTGTTTAATCAAACCATATTCATTAACTTTAACACCAGTCCTTTTTTGATATATTCGACATACAACTTCTTCATATCTATTTCCGTGATCCATTGCTGTCGAAGACCAACCCTTTGATGGATTTGCTTTATTTGTCATCAATTCTCTTTTATTTTTGAAAAAACTTCGCATTCCCACGACTGTTGCCAATTCACTTGCTGTAACCATTCGAGTTCTTTCTTCTAACCAAGCTGCACTCTTTTGTTCGGATTTTGGTAATTGAGAAAGAGCTATAACACGTTCTATTAATATATCTTCACCTGGGATTCCCATTTCATATTCATAATTTTGCGAAGAATTCATATTATCATATATTTTCTGAATTATAGTTTCTGGTATTTTAGTTAACCCCACAGCGGTTGGGACTATAATATCAGAATCTAATTTGACATCTCCTTCAATTAAATCAGTTAATAGATCTTCGGCATCTTCGGATATTTTGTTAATACACATAATGACTTCTTCGGGAATTATATTTAACGTTTCATCCATACAATTTATAATATCACAAATCATTACAGATGTGTCATTTAAATCATACAAATCAATGTCAATATCACCATCTGTTATTATGCGTATAATGGCATTTTTAAGTTCGTCGATATTAATCATAGCAATATTACTGTTTATATACCTAATATACATTTAAATGGTTATTATTTTTAATAAAATTTTAATTTGTATTTAAAAATTGATTTTTGCAAGTTTTGAATTATATAATGACAGAAGTAATTCAAAGATTTTCTGATTTTACAAAAAAAATTCTTTATAATCAAAAATCAAAATGTATAGAATGTCAAAAGTTTTATGGAACAAATTATAATTTATTTATGTGTTCGCGTTGTTTCTATAAATTTAAAAATATATCTCCTCCGAAAGAATATGAATTAGATATGAAAAAGTTTTGGAAAGAGAATAATTATAAAATATTTCCATCAGATATATTTGATAATATATGTAAATCACTTTCATTTAATTTAATGGGTACTCATTTAATGACAGGAACACAGATTTCTTATAAAATTCATAACTTACTTCGAATAACTAATAAACTTCCTATGTTACCTTCAAATATATCTACAATTAAATGTGATGATGATGAAAATAATGAAAATATATGCAATATTTGTTATGAAAATAAGAGAAATATCAGATTTATTCCGTGTGGACATACAATAATGTGTTCTGATTGTTTCACAAAAGATGATACATATGAATGTCCATTTTGTCGCACTGAATTAACAGAAATAGTTAATTACGACTCTCAATTCGATGATTTTGATATCGAAAAACATATTCCACAAAAATGTATGTTCAGTGATGAACAAGCAATCAAATTTGTTAAAATACTAAATTGGCAATCTAAAATAGATGGTTTTCGAATTTCTCACGCGATTACTCGATGGCGACTAACTCCATGGTCTAAATATAAATTTGAAGAATTTCACCCATCATCATTCTGTTATTATGGTAATTTCAGAGAAGAACCAATATCACAGGAATTCTTGATTTCTATTTATGAAAATAATCTTACTAATTTTGCAGATGTTTAAATTAAATAGAATTATATTTGCAATTTACCTAATATAAACTATTTTTAGTTAACCGGAAGTTATCAAATTTTTATAATTATTAAATTTTAAAAAGTTTTCGAAAAAAAATAATTTCATGTAGAAAAAATATTTTCATGAACTTTCTAAAAAACCCTGTTCCCCCCCCCTTTTTTCTTGGAAAAAAAATTCCAAGAAATTCCAAGAAATTCCAAGAAATTCCAATGTCCCAGACTGACTCAGTCTCAAAAAATGTTGGAAAAAAATTCATAGAAACCATAATATGGTATGGTAGAGGTTGGAAAAAATGACATTGGAATTTCTTGGAATTTCTTGGAATTTCTTGGAATTTTTCAAAAATCCCATCAATGATTTTGACTTAAAAAACTAATATATTATATAATGTATAATTATATGGTCTTGTATCAATGCGATAGGTGTAATTACTTGACTTCAAATTGTGTTGACTACAAACGGCACCAAAATCGTAAATTTCCGTGTAAAAAAAATAATATGAAACCACAAAATGGTAACAATGTAGATTATAATGAAAATGTTGGAATTTTTGCACCGCCACAGCACTCTCACAGCACTCTCACAGCACTCTCACAGCACTTTGGTGCACCAAATTGCACCGAACTTTCGTTAAATACCGAACACAATGAAATAACTTTTTTACAAAATACCAATCCTATTTCCAGTATGAAAACTGATAAACAAATAATTTGTCAGTGGTGTAAATGTATTTTTTCACGAATTTCAAGTTTAAAACGTCATTTTAAAATTTGTCAAATAAAACTTGAACAAGATATTAAAAATAAAAATTATTTGAAAGAACTTGAAATAAAATATAATGAATTAAAAGCTGAAAGAGATCAATTAAAAGATGAATTAAAAGATGCACAATCAACAACAACAACTACTACTAATAATGTAATTAATGATAATAGAAAATTTACAAATATACAAATTAATACATTTGGAAATGAAAATCTAGATTTTATAAATGAAAAACTTATTAAGAAATTACTAACAGGATATCCCAATGAAATAATTCCCAAATTAATTGCAAGTATTCATTGTAACCCCGAACATATTGAAAATATGAATGTATATGTCCAAAATAAGAAAGAACCATATGTTATGATATCAGAAAACGGTAAATGGATTTTAAGTAGTAAAAAAGGTGTTACTCAAAAATTAATTGATAAGGGACAAATGATATTTGATAGTAAAACATACGATATGATATTTAATAAATCAGAAACAAAAAAGATTGATAAATTTAGTTATATGGAAGATGAAAAATATGATATAGAATCATTAAATATAGGACTTTTAAATAATAAACATACACTTTCCAAAATTGGATTGATTTAAAATTGAAATATCGCTTATATTATATAATATAAGCAATGTTCTATGCTGTAGCAGTAGGTATGCGTCCGGGTATATATAAATCTTGGGATTTAGTATCGAAAGTTGTATCGGGGTTTTCTGGTGCTAAATATAGAAAATTTAAAAATATCGATGATGCTAAAGATTATCTAAATTCATTTGATATTTTGAATAATTTAGAAAATAATAAATCATATTTAGATATTCAACAAAAAGATAAGATAACAAAACAAACCAACCTAAATGATTTTGCATTTAAATTAGGAGAACCATGGTATAAAAATAATTCTAAAAGCGAAAGTGATTGTAATATAGATATAGGTGTACAACAACATCTTGATACTCATATACATATATATACTGATGGTAGTTGCCCTAAAAATGGATTTAATAGTAAAGTTGCAGGAATTGGAATACACTTTCCAAATATGAAAGATTTAAATGTAAGTAAAATACTTGATACTCCACCCTATACTAACCAACGTGCAGAGTTGAAAGCTATACAAGAAGCACTTTTAATTGCACAAGAACATTTTGTTGGTAAAAAATATCAAATATTGACTGATTCTCAATATTCAATCAATTCACTTACAAAATGGGGTAAAACATGGAAAAATAATGATTGGAAAAAAAATGACGGTAAAACACCTCATAATCTTGATATAATTATTCCAACTATGGAACTTCTTTCTAATATGAAAAGACGTGTTAAATTTACACATGTTAAAGGACATTCAGGTATAATTGGAAATGAAGAAGCAGATAGACTTGCTACAATGGCGTGTCAAATGATTTAATTGGGAATTTATTCATTTAATAAATTTAGGATTTTAAATTTATAATTTTTTACTTGAAAGTATAAAGACAAGTTACTACTCTAACTAAGGTACAATTATCTTATTATGGTAAAATATAATATAGATAATAAATTCAGTGGTAGTTCATTCTGGACAAAATATTATAGCGCTGTTTTACCTAATACATTTTCAAGTCCATACACAGTTGATGGTATAACATATAAAAAAAATACTGTAAATAAAATTTTTTCAATTAATAAAGAACTATGTCATAGTGATGATGAAAATGACACGAATGATATTAATAAAAAACATTGTAAATCAGGTTTTAAAGGTTTCAATTGGGATAAACCAATGTTACGGAAATATTTTTATTCAGATGATATTGTTGTAAAAAGTGGAGGAAATAAACATTGTTTATTAAATAAGAGTAATGTTCATGAATTAATTGAAGCAGGTATTCCCAAACATTCAGATAATGATAATAATGATAATAATGATAATGAATATGTTCCAGACTATACAACAGAAGAAATCGTACATAAGAAGAAAAAGAAATTTTCAGAAGATAAATATTCTATAAATTGGAAATTTCCAGAGAAAAAGAAATATGTAGAGAAATATAGCAGACATTATCCTTTACCTATGGCGACAAGTATATATATTCCAGAGATTAAGATGCGATTTGAATTAAATAGTGAAACACGCTGGTATGAACCAACACTATTATATAAAATCAATGAAAAATAACAAATAACAAATGACAAATAAAAGAATATATTAAATTTACTTATCTTTTATCATTTTATTTGTTATAACTTCATCACTTGTAATATTTATTAATTGTTCAAGATTTCCATTTTTGAAATCTTTATCACTATTTATAAAATTAGACATATCTTCTCTAATTATACTTCGAAGCGAACTATTATTCATTGAAGTTTTAATTGCAAATACTATATCATCACTGGTAGGTTTAATACCCTTTTCGTTACATTTTGATTCAATTAATTGATAAACTTTCATAATCATTAATATAGCTTTGATATCATCCCAACTATTAAAATGTTCATCAAATATTTGTCTAAATGTTTTATCAGACATTATATTTGATATCATATTTAGAATTGAATTAGATTCAGAATTAGATTCAGAATTAGATTCAGAATTAGTATATTCTTTTTTTACGATACTATCCATTAAATATATTATTTTATAAATCTTATATATTTATAATTGTTTATTTCATTTATTTTATTTTTATAATATAATGGAGGTCTTTACAATAGATTCAAGTCCTTTATTACAACATATCGATGAAGAATTATCTAATACATCATATATAATTGACAATATTAGATGTGTTAGATATAGAAATATTAGAAAAAAGAAAAAATCTAAACTAAAAATATTTAGAAAAAAGAAAAAATCAGAATATAATCTTAAAATAGAACAAAATGCAGATAATATAATACCCAATGAATATACTTATTTAAATAAAGATGGTAAAAGATTTTTAAAAGGAGATTTTTTTATGATTCTTTTATGTGAAAATTTAAAATCATTGATAACTGAAAATAAAAGGATGAATCAAACTATTGATAGAAATAGAATGGATATTTTTAAATTAAGTGAAAATATTGATACATTAAATGAAAAGATTAAAAATTTAGAAAATGTTAAAAATTTAGAAAATGGTCAATCATTTATAGATAATTAATTCTATATTTTTTCAATTTTGGCACAAATAGTTAAATTTTTATTATCAAATGATATACTATCTTTTTGTAAATAGAATATATGCTTATTTAATGTAAAATCTATATTATTTTCTATCATTGTACTATAAAATTGTGTAGCATTTACTGATACTTTAAAATATGTAATCTTATCTAATATAATATATCTAATATCATCGTATAATTTTATATTATTTATATATTTATAGACTGTTCGTGGTATTGTTTTTAATCTAGTAGATATATCATTATAAGAATATTGTATTCCTAATACCCACCAATGTTTTAAATACCAATAATCTATAATAGGATTACATTTTTTCATTATTACCGATTCATTATCAGTATCATAAATTATACATTTTTTAAAGTTTGAATCATTAATAATATTTCCATAATTAATATTTGCAAAAAAGAAATTAGATTTATTTTGAATATTTATATCTTTAAACTCCGATGATGAATTTAAATATGAATGTTCATTATTTTTCTCTATTATAAATCTATTCTTTAAAAAATACAATGTAATAATATCGTTATCTTCGCTATATAAGGAAGACGCACCGATCATATCTAATCGTTCACTTAAAGACTTTAATGAATTATAATTTAGATTAATATTCCACACTGTTTTATTATAGTATTTAAGTTCAATTGTATTTTGTAAAATTTTGGGATTTTCTATAAAATCAGTATTTTTTACAAAATCCATTTTAAAATTATTTTATTATACTTTATATTCTACTTTATTCTACTTTATATTCTAAAATATAATTTAATTTAATATCATTTATATTAACTTGGTAATTCTGGTAAATCTCCTACAGCATCGGTATGGTCTGTTCTTTGATTCCAAAGAGATGTAAGTGTATCTATATTAATAAGTTTATTCATTCGATCTTGAGCTTTTTGAACTTCACTGGTAAGTTTTCCTTTATTTCTTTTCTTAACCTTTTCGAAAGTTGACTTGTTATGTAGTTCATTAATTGATTTGATTATATCACCAAGTGCATTATATAATCTAGGATTTTCATATAAATATTCGGGTGATGTTTTAATAAATTCTGGTATAGATTCAATCATTAACATAAGATTATTATCGTCAGCATGTTTTTTAAGTTTTTCAATTGCAACTTTATTTTCTTTAGTCTGAACAACAGTTGATATTACTTTCTTTTCTACCTTACTATAACTTGTGACATACCAAATCCCAATAGTAATTAAAACTAAAAAATAACCTAAAAATGCTCCTCCTAGTATACTTAATGTCATTACGTATATGTATATATATATATATATTTATTTATTTATTTATTTATTTATTTATTTATTTATTTTGTTTGATTATTTAATTATTTAATTATTATTTAATTAAATTCTCTCATAAGTCTCATCCATATTACATATTCTGGTAAGTCTGTATCACACCAATACATTCTTCTTACTTTTACACCAGATGTTTGACTTAATTGGTCTGGTGGTAAAAGTGCATTTACATCATTATATGGAACATGAACAATTTGTGATTTCATTTTATTTAACATTTTAATTGTTTTTCCATTTTTAATCATAACTTCTCTTTCATTCCTATCTGATTTCCATAAATATGAATATTCTTCAAAACCATTTATATATACTTTAGTTAAAGTCTCTAACGTTCTTGGACAATCGTGCGATACTCTACTTCCACCACTAGTAATTGCAATATGTATCCACTCTTTTAATGGTATAAAACCTTTTTCACAACCTAAAGAATCTCTAGAACGACCACATTTATTTTGGGTATTTGGTTCTGGTATTATCATTGTTGTATTATTCATTCTTCTAGAAAATTGGTTAGTCCATTCAAGTAGCAAAGCATCTCTAGGATAATCCCATTGATTTGTTCCATTTGGTCCAAGGAATATCGATGGATACCATATTTCATTGTTTCCCCAATGGAAAATATTTCTTATTGTATCACTAGATGTTTCAACTTTTAACCAAAATGCTATTGTCCATTTATCCCATTTTGTTGTAGGCATTGCATTGCCACTTATTCTCTTAGGTACAGATAAATCATATATTTCGTCTCCAATTATTTTCTTAAATCCAAATGTATGACATTTATTACCAATATAGTACTTATTTCCATCTATAGCACAATCAATCATTTTCATACTATTCGTCATATCACCCATATTGCCAGTTTCTCCGATAGGTCCTGCTTCTCCAGAGTCACCTCTTTCACCATCATCGCCACAATGTCCTGGTTCTCCTCGTTTTCCTTTTTTTCCTTCATCTCCATCGGAACCAACTTCTCCTTTAATACCTAGTTCACCAGGTTTTCTTATCATAAATAAAATTAATAATTCTGTTATAACTACCAGAATTGCTACAATTCCAACAATTTTATATAGCATTTAATAAACAATGAGATTTTAATTTTTGTATATAATATATTACATTAAAATTCATGAATTTAATATCAATAAAATCACCAAATATTTTGTTATGTTGTATTGCAATACTTTTATTAATTTTATATGCTATAAATATGGGTAATAGTAATTCTATTGCAACTGGTAAATTAAATAATGGTATTAAATGGGTAACTATTGATAACCCCAATGTTGAAAGTGCAACTGTTGCATTATATATAAAAGTTGGTCATCAAGATGAAAATCCTAGTACATATGGAATGGCACATTATTTAGAACATATGCTTTTTAAAGGAACTAAAAAGAGAGACGACGAAGTTACAACTGAAATAGAAAGAGATGGAGGTAGATTTAATGGACATACTGAAATGAATTATACTGTATATTGGTATACAATTGCAAGAAACAAAATATTAAAGGCATTTGATGTATTATCTGATATGTATTATAATTCTATATTTAAACAAAATGAAGTCGAAAAAGAAAAAAAAGTTGTAATTGAAGAATTAAATAAACGAATCGATGAACCTGATATTTATCTTTTTGATGCAAGTCTTCCAATTATATATAAAGGACTCCCCCAGGAAACAACGGAAATTTCAAATATAATAAAAAATACTGAAGAATATAATCGTAGTTCATTATTGCGATTTTATAAAAAATTTTATCAACCTCACAATGTCGTTATAGTATATTCTGGTCGTGTATCTGATGATATTATAAATACAATGCAAAAATTCTTTGATAAAAAATGGCATATACCTAAAGCAGAAATTAAAAGAACACATATTTATAATGATAAACATCCAAAATTATACGATTTACCAAAACAAATAATAAAAAAATTTGGAAAAATAGAAAATTATCATTATAATATTCGTAAAGACTTAAATAAATCATATATAATGATTAGTTTTAGAACTAAAAATAATGGAATTGATTGGGGTATTGAAGATGAAAGGAAATATTTAGCGAATATCCTTGGAACAATATTATGTGGGTATTTTTCTAGTAAAATATATGAAAAACTTAGGAAAAAATTAGCACTTATATATAGTGCTGATTATGATTTAGATTTGTATGATGGAGTGGGTTCATTAAATATAACAACACATACTAAAGTTTCTAATCAAAATAAAGTAATACAATATTTATTCGATGAAATAAATAAAATAAAAAACGGTAATTTAACAAAAAAAGAATTTGATGGAGCAATTAATTATGTAGTTGGAAATTCTATAATATCTATGGAAAATAATAATAGTAAAGCGATGTTTTATGGAAAGCAAATGTTAATAGAAAATAAAATAATTGATATTAATGATTATCTAGAAAAAATTAAAAAATTAAAGAAAAATGATATTATAAAACTTGCTAAACAATTATTTGTTCCAGAAAATACATCATTATTGATTGTAACTAATAAAATACCATTTAGTTAATATTTTTAATTTATTTATAAATTATTGTTGTTTTCTCTTGTAAACATTGGGATGTTGTTTGATGTTTTTAAAACTTGTTGTGATAATTTTAATAATTCTTGGTTTGACATTTGTTCTTGTTGTGACAATTGTTCTTGTGACAGTTGTGACAGTTGTTCTTGTTGGGTTTGTTGTGCGGATGGTAATTTTTGTTTACCGTTTTGATTTGAAAATTGTAATGGATGTACTGGTTGTACATTTGATTGTTTTAATTTTCCAAATGGGAGTTGTCTTGGTGGTTGTAAGTTGCATTTACCATTTCCTATACATTTATTTTTATTATATATCCGTCCCTCTGGTGACATATGGAAACCTACACTTTTATCTTTGGTACTTGTCGTTTGTAATGATGCATATCCTATAATTTTATTTTTATTATTTTTTATAAAATATCTTTCGTATTCAGGATTTATTGAATTTAATACTAATTTGTAATTTGAATTTCCTTTAGATAATGCATATTCAAATTTACTAGAAACATCTGGACTTCGTCTTAATATAACATTTTCTTGATTAAGACTTTCATTGCTATTTGATTTGGGATTAACATTTAATGGTGCAGAATTAACATTTAATGGTACAGGATTAACATTTAATGGTTTAGGATTAACATTTAATGGTTTAGATGATTTTTTTACTTGTTGTGATTTTAAGAATTCATCCATTTTTAAAAAAGATTGTTTATGGTGTTTTAATAAAAATTTATGCAAAGGATTTTTTACATCTGCTCTTCCTTGAAACCATAACGTTACTGCATTAATTCCTTCGTCAAATGTTTCTTTTCGTTTTTCAGCAGATAATTCAGCAGATAATTTATCAGAATCTTTTATCATCATCAAATTCTGACAAAAAATGCGAATAGTTTGTGTTATTGATGGTTTTCCTCCATCCCACGTCATAGAATATGGTTTTTTACCATATATTTTTTTTATGTTTCCATAACATTTTTGTAATTCATTCCAATTATCACCAATAATAATATTTTGTTTAATATTTTCTAATGTACATACTTCTACTTGAGGCATTTATAACTTATATTATATAAATATAATATAATTATAAAATATTTATTCATCTAAATTTACTGGAACCAAATCACTAGGTAATTGGTCCTCAGTGATTATATCAGTTTTCACATTATTACCTCCTATATTAAGGTCTGTTTGTCCTGATAATATACTTTTACATAACCTAATCATATATATTGAAATTGATTCGATTGATGATATTTTACTATTTCTAACTGATTCGATTACACTTTGATTTTTTAACATTGAATCTCCAAAAATATTATATACTTCAGATTTCCAATTAGTCCCTAATGTATCTTTTGCAACCTCAATACTATTTTCATCTAATTGTTTTTTAATCATCTTAACTGCTATACATAATGCCATAAATATTCTTTCTAGAGGAGTTGACATTTTTTCTTTACAATTAAAACAAGTTTCCATTTCATATTTTCTATTTACTGCCATTCGTCGCCATTTTTTTGCTGATAAATTCAATAAACATTTTTGATGTACATATTCTTTACAACATGGTAATTTATATAAATCATTATCAACATTGATTTGAATTTTACATTCACATAAAAAACACTCGTTAAACATTATAATTATATATGTTAAAAATTATAGAAATATGACGGGAGGTGATATTATTATAGTAGTTGGAAGTTTTGGTATATTATTTATATCTATTAGTACATGTCTATATTGTACAGGTTATATTGCTAAAAAATTTAATTTGTTATAATTTTCAAAAAGAATTTCAATGTATAAAACAGATAATGCCACAACCAGAATTAATAATTGTATCAGTTTTTATTCCATTAGTATCTAAAATATTTGGGGCGGCAATTTTAGATGGTGTATTTAGTAAATTTATAGATGCAGGTCGTTATGAATTTTATGGCGAAAAAACCGGAGAAATAGTTATTTATACAATTTGTATATGGATTTCAACAACAATTACTGCAATGTTTAAAAATTATGAAAAATGTTCTGAGTTAGGTGCTCCATCAGCTATGTATAGAATGATGATTGGTTCTGTACTTCTTGGATTAGTTTATGCATTATTATCGTCAAATGTAAGTACCCAATTCTTAAAAAATTTAGGTTTAAACAATTTAGCAGATACTCATTATCTTCCAGTATTTTATGGATTGATAATGTTACCATTTTTCATTATAATGTATAGTATATTACAACCTATAGTTGTCGCACGTTCTTGTGTAAGAAAAGGTATATTCCAACCCGCAATGCCACATCGACTTACATCATCACCAGTATATGATGGATTAAGTTCTCAACCTTTTGATAAAAATGATTTTAAACAAAAAAATATTCCACTTGAAAAAGTTTTAAAAAAGAAAACATATAAGGTATGTACTGAAGAAATAATTAAACCACATCTTCACGAAGATCCAAAAACTGTATGTGCTAGGTCAAATATTAATGAAGGGAAAAACAATCATTCTCATTTACATATTCATACTGAAAGTGGACAAACAGAAAATGTAAATTTAGATAAAACAGATTTTACAATACAAGATATAAGAAATATTGATAATAAATATCCAACAGATTATAAATCAAGAAACAGTGGTTGTTTATTTGGATACGTCCTTAATGGTGACAAATGTGATGCTCCAGCAATGAAAGATAGATGCTCATATAATTATTCTGGACTCACTAAATATTCAAATGCTTCATTTGATAATTGGATTTATAATTTACGTAAAAGAAAATGTCCAGGTGTTCCAGGTAAATTAGATAGTAATACACTAGAATCAGGTTCATCATTAAGAAAAAATGAGTTTTTATTATCCGATAATAAAAAATACAAATTAATTCTTCAAAGAAATGGCAATGTTGTTGGATTAGAGGAAGAATCACAAAATGTTTTTTGGGATACAGACACAGCTGGAAAAGGCGGCTATATACTTGCAATGCAAAATGATTGTAATTTAGTATTATATGGTTCAAGAGGAAGAATACCATGGGCAACACATACAGCATCTAAAAAGAGAGGATGTAAACTTGTAATTGAAGATGATCGTAATATAATTTTATATGATAATAATTTAAATATTATGTGGAGTAGTAAAACTAAAATACAAGAAAATAATCGTGTGAGTGCAAGTGACCCAGAAGAATTTACAGATATGAAATTCGCAAAGGTTAATTACAATAGAAACAAATAAAAGTTATAACAAATAAAAGTTATATAACAAATTATTTCTTTGCATATTTCAGAATGTATGTAATAATATTATTAATTATATTATTGTTATTATTTATTTTATACTATTTTCAAAATAAGATAAAAAAAGAACAATTTCGAAATGTAAATTGTTCTAATGTTAAGAAGGCTGCTATTTTATACACACATCCAAATTATCTTGGATATAAGATTGAAATAGAAAATAATAAAGATAATATGCCATCTCATTGTCCTGATTTTAACAAAAATCCAGATATATTATGGAATTTTGAAAAAAAATATAGATATTGTGGAGATAAAAAAAATTTTTCTACTGGTAAATATGTAGGTTCCAAATCAAATTTAAAATCATTTAAATTAGGTTGTGGTAATCAAATAACTTTTTGGAGTGGAACAGGATTTGTAAGAATACCAAATGATAATGCAAAAGATGGTTCAAAAGTAAATTTACCAGTAACATATCGTAATTCTATGCCTGCATTTCACGAAAATGATGTTCCTATAGCATATATTGTATGTAAAAAAAGAAATGGACATTGCAAAAAACCGAAATATTAAGGATAAATAAATCTTGTGTAAAATATTTAAATATTTAACTAATTTTACACTTGTAGTATAAATACTTCATTACCACAATCCCATTGATAATCAATAATTTTAAGATTTGTTTCCTTAAATAATTCTCTTATTTCATCTAATCGAAAGATGTAATAAAATCTGTCAAAATCTTTGCCATACTGATTCCAACTAACAATAGTATCTCCATAATTTGTAAATGTTCTACGTGTTTTTTTAGGTTGTTCTATTGACCATACTGATAGAAGAATTTTTCCATTTGGTTTAAGAACTCTTTTCATTTCATTCAAGGCACTGATACGTCTTTCCTTGTTTGAGAGATGATGAAATGATGCTATTGATATAATTGCATCTATACTATTAGATTTAATAGGCATATTACACATATCTCCATATAGACAAGTCATACCTCTTTTTTTACATATATCTATAAATTCCTGACATATATCCAAACCTATAAAGTTATAGTTAGGATTTTGCATATTTCTACCATTACCACATCCTATGTCTAGAATAGTACTATTTTGTTCAATTGATTTGATAAAATTTGCAATCCAAGACCAGGTGAAAACGCGACGTTCATTGAAATATGGGGCAATTTTGCCATACACATTGGTAACATATTGTGTTTCATATTCCATTATATAAAATATATTACTTGTATTTATACTATTTGTATTTATTTACAAGTAATTCTATAAAATTCAATTTTAAATAGTTATAATTTGTTATTTATTTTTTCATTGGAGGTGAAACACTATGGGATGTTATTCTGAATTTTTGGCATTTTGCCTGACCCCATCCTTTCCAACATCTTCCTTGTTTTTTTCCTATATATTTCCAGTTTGAACCGTATGTTTTAGGACAATCACTTTTTGGTATATGATTCCACCAATGGCATCTTCCAGTACCTCTAACAGTTCCAATAGGTGTAGTGTCATATGTGCATTGACCTCTTCCTTTACCGTCATCACACCCTCCATTATAACCTCTAATTGATTTATAATTATCACCATATGTTTGTCTACATCTCCAACTCCAATCTTGTTGTTTTGTTCCGAATGAAGCCAATGAATTCCAAAAATAACACTTTGTTGAGTATGGTTCTACTTTTTTATAATTTGAATAACCTATAGCACATTCTGAACGTCCTTTACCACGACCACACCCCCCTTCATATCTGTCTTTCATACCCCAAATTTTATGGGGAAGACACGAATGACTTGGGTTTGTCTGACAATTCTTATCTTTTAAATTCTTATTATTAAAAATTTTTCTACATGAATTATCACCTTTAAAATAAGGCCATGGTAATTGGTTCCATGCATGGCATTGTGTTGAATTTTTTCTTAATTTTGCTCCATTATGCCATCCTAATTCACATTGTGCTCTTTTTGGTTTTTTTGCTTCAGCTGCTGCAATTGTACCTAACATTCCGACACGACCAGCTATCATAGTGGGTCCAGGGATAACGGAAACAACACCAGACCCAATCATAGCTTTTTTAAACCATTCACAACCCCTTTCATTAGTGGGACATCCACTTTTATATTTTTTCTTTGCCCCTGTTTGTTTATCCGCTGAGTAACCAGGACCTATACCTTTTCCTTCACCATAATCTTTATTACAATGAGTATCTACACTACCTTCATCACTACATATACATTTTGTGGAATTAGGTAATAATTTTGACCCTCCTTCCCAACCAATACCACATACTGCTCTACCCTTTTGTTCTGCAACATTTAACAATTCCCCAAGTACTGGAATAGCACCAAGTGGATTTATTTTACAACCACCTTCATACTTTATAACTTCTCCATATACATTCTGACTAGGTAATGAAGATGTATGTGGTTTGACACCAGGATTAAGATTCTTCTTATCTTGATTAAACTTTTTCCTACATATTTTATTGAAATTAGATGTCCAATTATGACAATCTGTTGAGTCTTGTAATGTAATACAACCCAACCCTAATGTAAGTCCTGAAGCAGGTTGTTTACAAAATGCAGGTCTCATTAAATTTTTTTTATCTTCATTTAATTTTTTTAATAATTTTGAACCGTCAGGGTCATCTTCAATTACAGGGTTGTCATCATCTTCATCCTTTCCGAATTTACTCTTTATAGAACTAAAAAAACCACCATTATCATCGTCTTCTTTATCTTTTTCCCGTTTTCCTTCAAAATGTTCTGATAATTTGTTATTATTTTTTAATAAATACAATAAAACACATAATATTATTCCTATTATAATAATTGTTATAAGAGATACATTCATAGATATAAACTAATTTATACAAATAAAATAATTTGTTAATAAAAAGATTATAAATAATAATTTATCACGTATTTGTTATTTTATAAAATTCAATATATATTAATAAATATAGATATAAATGTTAAAGGCACATCTTACAAAACTTATAAAATTTCCAAGATTATTAGAAATTAATAAGGCACAAAAAATAATTCCAACAAATAATGTAAATTTAAAATACAATAATGATTTGAATTTATTTATAAATCTTGGATTACTGATTTTGATGGTCATTATAATATTTTTTTTATACGATAGATATCATAAAAAAACATCATATAACTTAAATGACGAAGAAAATGAGAATGAATTAGAATATAACGATTCGTATGGAATGGATAATCAAGAAATGAATTTTGATAATAAAGAAATAAATTACGATAATCAAGGTATGGAATACGATAATCAAGAAATGAATTTTGATAATAAAGAAATAAATTACGATAATCAAGGTATGGAATACGATAATCAAGAAATGAATTTCGATAATCAAGAAATGAATTACGACAATCAAGGTATGGAATACGATAATCAAGCAATGAATTACGATAATCAAGCAATGAGTTATAATAATCAAGAAATGAATTACGATAATCAAGCAATGAGTTACGATAATTAATTTAAATTATTAAAATTTTTTTTGAGTTTAAATTTTACTTTAAAATTAAATTTAACTATTATAAGAATGGATGGGACACCAATAACACAATTAAGAGGAGGTTCTGGAGGACTTCCACAACAATTCCAAGGTAATGATGGTGGATATCAAATGCAACAACAAATGCAACCACAAATGCAACAACAAATGCAACCACAAATGCAACAAATGCAACAAATGCAACATGAACAAGGACAAAATAATCCAGTACATATGAATGGAGAACAACCTATTAATGTTCAACACGAAGATGAAGATATAATAGAAAATGAAGATGTTGGAGACATAATTGAGGATATTCATCAACAAGAAAATAGAACAATGGGTTCACGCCCAGAACTTAACAAAATAGGAGGTGACACACTTAATATGATTATTGAACATATTAAAGAACCGCTAACAATAATATTATTATACTTACTTATAAATCAAAAACAAGTTGATAATATAATTTTTAAATATATAAGGGGTCTTATATCTGAAGACGGATGTGTAAATGTAAAGGGACTTATTATAAAGGCAGTGCTTATGGCAGCATTATATTATCTTGTTAAAACGTTATTATTTTAAACAATGGATAGCATAATATTTAAATAAATCATTTACAAATGGGTAATAGATACAAAATATTATGTTTTTATTTAATAAATGGAAAGAATATTAATTGCATTATGTGCAGCATTTATAATGATGCATTTTCAACCAAAATCTACAAACCATAAACTCATATTTATTGTATTAGTAATAGTATTTTCGTATTTAATAACAAGAAATGTTCAACATTCTGTAGTTATTGGATTAAATGCATATCTTGCACACGCTATTGCAACAGAACATTTACCCAGACTTCTTAAACGTGAAAATTTTACCTCTGATACAGAGGAATTTAAAAAGTCAACCAAAGATTATGATTCCGAATCGGAAGAAGAGTATTCTGAATCAGAAAGTGTAAGCAGTGAATCTGAATATTCTGATAATAGTTCTGATTATAATTCAGAATCAGACGAAGAATAGTAAATAATTTATAATATATTATTTATATATAATATAATGGCACGAAATAATCCAAAGTTTAAAGTAGGAGATATTATAAAATGGGGACAGTATGAAAAAATAACAATAACACAAATTAATCTAATAAGTCAAGAATATCATTTTGGATCTAGAGGTACACAAAAAATAGAAAATGTTGATAAAACAGCATCATTTGCAAATCAATCAAAAAAATCAAATAAATCAAATAAAACTAGTTCTAAAAAATAAATCCAATCAATAACAATTAATATTGTTTAAATATTAATTTTAAAATTTATTTAATTTAAATAATTGATTATTTAAATCAAAGTTTATTAATTAAAAATGTTAAGACATTATTTTACAGTATCATTTATTGTGAATAATGATTTTTATCATAAATAACATTCATTGTTATTCCTACTACTAAAAGAAATCCAAAAGATACAAACACTGAAATCATCATTGCTTTAGAAAATACTATAAAAGTATAATCAGTAAATCCTATAGCAATTATAGATGCTGAAATTACCCATAATCCAATATATAAACTTAAAATAATACTTATACCTTTTAATATATTCCATAATACTGAATTCGGAATTTCATTATTTATAATTTCATTGTTTCTCATTGGATTTTCATTATTTCTTATTGGGTTTTCATTATATTCTAGATGAGAACTTATCGGAATATCATAAACCATAACATCACTATTGGGTGATTTATTTTCTTTTGGTTGTCCTACCATATCCATTTTAATAAAACTATTGATTTATATTAATTTGTAATGCTTTATATTACTTTGTATTGATTTGTATTGATTGATATTGATTTATATTATTTTGTATTTGGATAATAATATTTTTGCGAAATATTAAATATAAAAATTGATTTTATAAATTGACATAAAAATATTGTTACTATAAATAAACAGTATGTCCAATAATTCGTTACCGTCATTTATGCAACCTGGTAATATTAATGGTGTTCAATTCTCCGTTATGAGTCCCGATGATATTAGGGATGGTTCATCAGTTGAAATTGTTACACATGAAACTTATGATGGAAATGATCCCAAAATAGGTGGTTTATTTGATACACGAATGGGTGTTATTGATAATGGAAGAATATGTGCAACTTGTCATCATAGAAACGATCAATGTCCTGGACACTTTGGTCATCTTGAATTAGCATCACCAGTATTTTGCATCCAATACATCCAAACAACAATGAAACTTTTGAAATGTGTATGTTATGTATGTGGTAATATTTTGATAGAATCAAAACATTTTAATAATATTAAAGCAATAAGTAATAATTCTAAAAGATTTGCTTTTGCATATTCTTTAACAAAAACCTTCAAAAAAGAAAAGTATTGTCCTATTTCGTCTGAAAGTTCAAGTGATGTTGTGCAATCTAATAAAGGTTGTAACTGTCTTCAACCATATAAATACGTTAAAGATTCTGTTGCACGAATTTATGGTGAATTTAAATTACCCAATTTGAAAGATGGAAGTTCTGATTCAGTTCCTTCTAAGGTACTAATAACAGCAGAAGATTGTTTACGAATATTTAAAAGAATAAGTGATGAGGATTGTGATTTGTTGGGGTTTGCAGAGGATTATTGTATGCCGAATTGGTTATTGTGGAGTGTTATGCCTGTTTCACCCCCAGCAGTAAGACCATCTGTAAGTAGAGCTGGTGACCCCAATCAACACGATGATATTACATTCAAATTAGTTGAACTTATTAAAACAAATAAACTATTAAAGCAAAAAATTCAAGCTAATTCTAAAACAGAAATTCTAGATGATTATAAGGCTCTTCTTCAATATCACGTTGCTACTCTTATTGATAATGAACTTCAAGGTGTTCAACCAACCGCACATCGTTCAGGAAGACCTCTTAGAACTCATAGACAAAGATTAAAGGGGAAAGAGGGTCGTATTAGAGGTTATTTAATGGGTAAACGTGTAGACTATTCAGCAAGAACAGTTATTACTGCTGATCCTAATATTGAAATCGAACAAATTGGAATTCCGATTAAAATTGCTACTAATTTAACTTATAAGGAAATTGTTACTAGAAACAATATTAAAAAATTAACAGATTATATTACAAATACACGAAGGGACCCAAATTATTATCCAGGTGTTAAATTTGTTACAAGAGAAAATGGTGAAAGAATATCAGTTCATCATTGTAAAGAAGATATTAAACTCAATCTAAGAGATGTTGTAAGTAGACATCTTATGGATGATGATATTATTCTATTTAACAGACAACCATCACTCCATAAAATGAGTATGATGGGTCATAGAGTTAAAGTTATGCCATATGATACGTTCAGATTAAATGTTTGTGTAACAACACCATATAATGCTGATTTTGATGGTGATGAGATGAATCTACATGTTCCACAAAGTATTCAAACAGAAGAAGAACTAAAAAGACTTACACTTGTTCCTACGCAAATTATATCTCCTGCAAAATCGGCACCAGTAATTGGTATGGTTCAAGATGCTATGCTTGGTGCTTATACACTTACACGAAAAATACCAAATAGTTCTGGTGTAGATGTAGGTGAATTAAATACTTTGACACGTAAAGAAGTTAATGATCTTATTATTTGGAATGACAAATTTAATAAAGAATATCACGGAAAAATTAATGAACTCAGTGGATTAAAAGTATATTCAACTATTATTCCAAGAATAACATATGAGAAAAGTGGAATAAGATTTAATCAAGGAACATTTATAAGTGATTTACCTGTAACAAAAGCACATGTTGGTGTTGGTTCAAAAAATGGTATTCATCATGTTATTCATAATGATATTGGAATGAATGGATGCAAAGAGTTCTTAGATGATGCTCAAAGAATCGCAAACAACTGGATTATGATGAGCAGTCATAGTGTAGGTATAGGAGATTGTATAATTAATGAAGAACTTCAAAAAAATATTGATGCAGAAATCGATGATGTAATAAAACGTTCATTAGAAAAAATCACAAAAGCAGAAGCAACAAATAAGTACATGTTCTTTGAAAGTAAAGAAGATATGATAGATCATTTTGAAAGAGAAATATTAGGAATACTTAACAATCATAAAGTTGGTAGTATATTGGATAAAAACATTTCACAAACTAATAGAATCAAAACTATTGTAGATTCTGGTTCAAAAGGAAACAGTACAAATATTCAACAAATTGCTGGGTGTATTGGTTCAAGTGCTGTTGACGGAAAACGTGTTCCGTTCTATCTTGACCAAAGAACTTTACCTCATTTCGTTAAGAATGATTTATCTCCAGAAGCAAGAGGTTTTGTTAAAAGTTCATTCTTAGAAGGTCTTAAACCGCACGAGTTCTATTTTCACGCAATGGGTGGTAGAGAAGGTTTAATTGATACTGCTGTTAAAACCTCAAAATCTGGTTATATTTCTAGAAAAATGATTAAAGCACTTGAAGATTTAAAAGTTGGATATGATGGTATTGTATCAAATGCAAACGGAATGATAATACAATTTGTATATGGTAATGATGGGTTTGATGGTTCGCGTATTGAAAAACAAACTATTGATATTGGATTATTAAGTGAAGATGATTTTGAACAAAAATATAAAATCGAACCAAATGGAAATGCTTCTATTAGCGAAGAATATTCCCAATTAAAAGATGATAGAAAATATCTACAAATGATTAATACTACAACAGAAGAAATTAGTCTATCAAGTCCTATTAACATGGATAGAATAATTGAACATGTTAGTATTGAACATCCACAAAATCCACAAGATAGTATTACACCAGATTATATATGGAGTGCAGTTAAAACGTTAACTATTGACGATGGATTACTAAGAGCATCAATTGGGTCTTTGAATAGAAGTAGAATTATAGAAATACTAATTAGAACTAAATTAGCAATTAAACAAATTATAAATTTAAGTAAAACTGGATTTGATTATATTATTTCCAGAATTAAATATCTACATACTAGAGCAATTATACAACCAGGTGAAATGGTTGGTGTTATTGCCGCACAATCAGTTAGTGAACCAGCAACGCAGATGACGCTAAATACATTCCATTATGCTGGTGTTGCTAGTAAATCTCAGATTACACGTGGACTTTCTCGATTTGAAGAAATATTGGATTTGGCTAAAAATCCAAAGGTCCAAACAATGGATTTATTTATGTCTAATTCTTATGTTGAAAAATGGGGAAACAAAGTTGGAGATACAGACGAATTTAATATTCAACTCAAACGTTCAATGGTAAATAATTTCAAAAATCTTCTTGAGTATACCACGATATTAAATTTTGCAACTTCATCATCAATTGAATATGGTCTTCCTTCAAGTGGTTTGGGAACTGTACTAAGTTTGCAAGGAGATAGTGGAGATAGTGGAGATAGTGAAGAGTTAAATTCAAATACTTGGACACTTACTATAGAACTAAATAGAGAAAAAATGCTTGCACGAGGATTAACAACAATGAAAATATATATGCAAGTGTTACCATATGTAAATAAAATTTCAAAAGCAAAAGTAAATAAAACAGACGATAATGCTCCTCATGTAAGATTATATATCACATCACAAGATATTACAGAACTTCAAAGTTTAGAAAATGATATTATAAATAATATTCCAATTAAAGGTATTGTAAGTATTAAAAGTGTCGATTATGATCCTGAGGATAAGGAATTTGATTATTCAATTACAGACTCTAATGGAAATAGTAAGACATTAAAACTTCCTAAAATGTTTACAATTGGAAGCAATATAATGGAATCAATATTATTTGATACTCAATATGAAAATCAAATTATAGATCACACCAAAACATATTCAAATAATATTATCGAAATTTATGACATTCTAGGTATTGAAGCAGCTCGTTCTTGTATTATTCAAGAAATTAATACAGCATTAAATTATGGTTGTGAACAAAGACACGTTAATTTACTTGTAGATATTATGACTATTAGAGGTAAATTGATGTCTATCAATAGGCACGGTATTAACAAAAACGACATTGGTCCTCTAGCAAAATGTTCATTTGAAGAAACTACCGAACAATTCTTCAAAGCGGCTATGTTTGGTGAAAAGGATAATCTTTCTGGGGTATCATCAAATATTATGCTTGGTAAAGTACCACCCGTAGGTTCAAGTTCATTTGATGTAATGTATTCTGATGAATTAGCCAAACACGAGATAGAAGATTATGATTATAGTTCAGATGTCGATGGAGATTTATATGGTATGGAAGATGAATTTGATGAAAGAGAAATACCAATGAGTAAATGTACTGAAAATAATATGGGTTTCGCTTTCAATCTCACCGAAGATTATAAATTTGGAAAGGATGGGGATAGAGATGAAGACGAAAAAGACAAAAAAGACAAAAAAGACAAAAAAGACGAAGACGAAGACGAAGACGAAGACGAAGACGAAGACGAAGACGAAGACGAAGAAGAAGAAGACGAAGACGAAGACGAAGACGAAGACGAAGACGACGATGAAGAAGAAGAAGAAGAAGGAAATTATATTACTATGTAAATATACTTAAAATCGATTAAAATTATAATTTTTATTTCTAATTTTTATTTATAATGTTTTTTAAATTTATTATGTATAATAAATTTAATATATATAATGGAAGCAGGACCCCAACAACAACAACAACAACAAGAACAAGAGCAAGAACAAAAATTAATACATACAATGCGTGGTTTAGGTAAAAAAGATTATTCAAAAAATCAAAAAATGTATAATATAATGGTCGATTTAATTATCCAAAAAGTACAATGGATGATTACAAAACAGAAAGAATCTGCACAAAAAGGATCGGATATAAATTCAATTAATGGTAAAAAATTTGGTAACAGAGACACAGCATTGCAACAAGTATTATCATACCTTGCTGAAAGACGATATATGATTTTTCATATTCAAAGACTTATGGATAATACAGAAATTTTTAATGCTTTTTTTAAAAATATTTCGATAAATTTAATAACTGATGGTGCCGATATTGATAATGTATCAGATTCAATAGAGATATGTGATAAAACATATACAGAACGAATTTGTCGTGGTCGTGAAAGAAAAAATGCACAAATAAAATACAATACAGAAAATTTACAAAATAAAACTAATACTTTATATGAAAAATTTATAAATAAACTAAAAATTGGAATAACAGATTTATATGATTTATACGCATACACATTTGTAATAGATATTATTGGATATAAAGAAGTATATAATTATGACCCAGAGAAATCATGGACTGATACAATACCCCATTTTTATGGTGGATTAGGGTTTTATAATCGTGAACATGATGGAGTATCTTATGGAGTTGTTAGAAGTAATAGTATAGATTATTATGGTTTACCATATACATTTTATCAAAAAAGAAAAAGTGATGACCTCCCTAGAAAAAGAAATTCCGGAGAATGTGAACAAGGATTAACTACAACAGTGGTTCACGGTTATAAAAATATAAAAAAGAAGTGGAATTCAGATAAAAACAAACAAACAAAATATTTAACTGAGGATTATACCGATGATATAGAGTTTGAAAACTTGTCATTTATACCTAATGATAATTTTAGTGGTTATATCTTTGATATATGTGATAAAATTAATACATTTAAAAAAGAAAAAAAAGAAAAATTAGAAACGATAGATAAGAGTAAGATAAGTAATCTTATTAAATTTAGATCAAATGAAATAAATTTAACTATTACTGAAGGTGATTTTGAATGTGATTATGATCTTATTAAATACCGTGGTTTATTATACCATATATATTCCACAGAACTACCTAAAGTATGTAAAAAATTAGAAAATATATATAATAATATTATACATTCACAAGAGGTAGATTTGAATCTTGGACGATTATATTGGTGGTTGTCACAAGGAACTCTTTTTGTAAGAGGTAGTTTTGCTATAACTGAATACTTAAACAAAGCATTACGACTTTCATTTGGTAAAGAAATTGGTAAAGTCAAAAGAAAAACTACTAAAATATCATCTGATGTATTAAAATGTTTGGAAAAACATGGGATTAAACAAAATGAATTTAAAATGAAAAATACATTTCCTGATATAGAAGCTATGATATACAATGAAAATTGTAAGTATATAATAGAAAAAGATATAGAGTATGATATGTACGACATGATAATTGAACCAGATATAGATCATTTTTCAATAAATAAATATCCAACAATGTGGAATAATACATATAAAACACAAAGAAAAACTAGCAATAATATACAAAAACAAATGCAACAACAAATAAAAAAGATAAAAATATTAGAAAGAAAACAACAACAACAACAACAAAGAAAACAATTAATTCGAAGAAAACACCAATTAATAAGAAGAGAACCAAATATACTTCGAAAATATTTAATTAAAAATAATATAGAAGTTCTAAAAGATTATATTAGGGATATGAATAATATTGAATATTATTTAAAAAATCCTTATTTAATTCCTACCGAACAATTCCCTGCAGAATTTTATGGAATAGCAAACTCAGAAAATGGATTGTATCAAGCAGATATTGATCGCCGTATTTTAAAATTAAAAAATAATGCAAAAAAATTAAAACAAAAAAATAATGCAAAAAAAATAATAAACTTATTCGAAGAATCGGGATTGGCGAATATTAAGAGTAAAATCAATAGTTTACAAAGTACCTAATAATAAAGTTTACATATTATTTTATTTTAACTCATCTCTGCATGTAGGACATGTGTTTCTTTCACAAAACCATCTATCTATACACATAATATGAAATGTGTGATTACATGGTAAACTTCTAGTGGCATCTTTTTTATTTAAATCTATTTGACATATAACACAATTACCTGTTCGAGTAGATGAGTATCCTTCAACTGTTGTTTGCTGTTGTATTATGTTTAATGGTACTGGACGCGAACGTGGATATGCAGATGCCATACTAATGCCTATAACTTCATCCATTTCATTTTCTGTACCAAAATTGTTATTATATGTTGATATTGTTGGGATTCTTATAACATTTAATTGTGTATTTTGTCTTCGTAATAAAATAGGAGTTCTATGTTCATTTATGTTACTTAATGGTTGTAAATTATTTTCATTTTGTATTATTCTTTGTACTGGAGGTGATGTACTTATGTTAATCGAAGGTAATAAAAAATTTCTTGAACTATTACGTTCATTTGGGGTTTCATAATTATCTAATTCAATATTATTTTGATTATTTATTCTATTTTGATTATTTATTCTATTTTGATTAATCAAATTTTGATATTCAGTATTTTGAGTTCTATTTGTAAAATTAAAATTTGAATTTTGATTATTATGGTTGGATAAATTTATATTTCTTTCATTTGCTTCAAGTCTTTGTGGGGTTCTATTTATATTATTTTGTCTTGTATCATCATTTAATGCTCTATTACGTTGTCTAATAGAAAATGAGTATCTATTCATTCTATCTCTATAGCATTGGGGACATTCACCACCAAATGCAGTTATATTTCTATGGATTTGACAATTTCCTATTAAACCTGGACGAGTGATATTTTGCATACTAATAAAAGTAAATAAATTTCTTTTTTTAAAAAAACTAATTATAATAAAATAAATGATAATAAATGGAAAATGAAAAAGAAAATTTTAAAATTGAATATAAGAATAAAAATAGAGATAGAATTAGTATGCCACCTAAATCTAATACATCACCCAAATCTGATAAAACAATAGAACAAAAATATCAGTGGAAATCACATCTTGAACATATCAAATCACTACCTGATACTTATATTGGTAGTATTGAACAAGTAGTAGAAGAAAGATATGTATTTAATAATGACACGAAACGTATGGTTTTAAGAAATTTAACTTATATACCTGGATTATACAAAATTTTCGATGAAATCCTTGTTAATGCTGAAGATGCTTCTGTTCGTGATAATACATCGAATCCTGTAACAAAGATTTCTGTTTCAATTAATCAAGATACTGGTGAAATTAATGTTACAAATAATGGAGGAGGAATAGATGTAGAAATTCACAAAGAGAAAAATATGTATGTTCCAGAAATGATTTTTGGAGAACTATTGACATCCGCTAATTATGACCAGGAAGAAAAGAAAATTACTGGTGGTAAAAATGGATATGGTGCTAAATTGACTAATATATTTTCAAAAACATTTACGGTTGAAGTTATTGATTCCGATAGAGGACTTCTATTCAAACAAACTTGGACTGATAATATGTCAAATAAAACAAAAGCGTGTATTACAAAGACAAAACGTAAAGGGTCACTAGTATCTATTACTTGGGTACCAGATTATGAACGTTTTAATATGAAATCTCTCACAGTTGATATGTTTGAAATTATGAAAAAAAGAGTATATGATGTATGTACATGTACTCCTTCAGCAGTATATGTTTATTTTAATGGAACACGACTTGATGTAAAATCATTTGAGAGATATGCTGAATTATATATAGGTGGAAAAGGTGAAACGCCTAGAGCATCTGAAGCATATCAAAATGATAGGTGGGAACTCCTTGCTTGTCCTAGTCCAAATGATAGATTTGAACAAATTTCATTTGTTAATGGTATTCATACCGTGAGAGGTGGAAAACATGTAGATTATGTAATTAATCAGATTACTAAAAAAATGATCGAATATATTAAAAAGAAAACGAAGAAAATAGTAAAATCTCAATATATCAAGGATCATACAATGGTATTTATTAAGTCAATTATTGAAAACCCTTCATTTGATAGTCAAACTAAAGAAACTCTAACAACGGATCAACGAAAATTTGGGTCGAAATGTGATATTAGTGATAAATTTATAACTACCCTTGCGAAATCTGGTATTATGGATAAAGCACTTGAATTTGCTGAGTTCAAGGAAAACAAACAATTGAAAAAAAATGATGGAAAGAAAAAGACCACTATTCGAGGTATTCCTAAACTTGAAGATGCCAATTTTGCTGGTGGTCCAAAATCAAATCTATGTACTCTTATTCTTACGGAAGGAGATTCTGCTAAATCTATGGTTTTATCAGGTATTGATGCAATTCCTAGTGATGGAACTCCAACTTCAGGAAGAGGTATGTATGGTGTTTTCCCTTTGCGTGGTAAACTTTTGAATACTCGTGATGCAACAATCCAAAAAATATCTGATAATACAGAAATTACTCATCTTAAACAAATTCTTGGATTACAAGTTGGTAAGGAATATAAAAAGGACAATATTAATGATTTGCGTTATGGAAAGGTGATGATTATGACTGATGCTGACCTTGATGGGTCTCATATTAAAGGTCTCGTTATGAATATGTTTCATAGTCAATGGCCTTCTCTTATGGAAATCGATGGATTTATTAGTTCATTCAAGTTTCCTATTTTGAAAGCAACAACGAAAAATCAGGTGATTGAATTTTATACAGAACAAGATTATATTAAATGGAAGGAGGGTCATAATGACGGAAAAGGATGGGATATCAAGTATTACAAGGGATTGGGAACTAATACCAAAACTGAAGCCAGAAAATACTTCTCAAATATTGATTTTCATCATCTTTCATATAATTGGAGTGATCCTATAAAAAGTACAAAAGCTATAACACTAGCATTTGATAAAAGCAAAGCAAATGATCGGAAAGATTGGTTATTGGAATATGATAAGAAAAATATAATAAGTGCAGATACAAGCGTTGTTACATATGATGAGTTTATTGATAAGGATTTGATCCACTTTTCAAACTATGATAATCTTCGTTCAATTCCAAGTCTTCATGATGGTTTGAAACCGTCTCACAGAAAAATTCTGTATAGTGTTTTGATGAAAAAACAAACAAAAGACATTAAAGTGTCACAATTATCTGGATATGTCAGCGAACATACTGAGTATCATCATGGTGAGCAAAGTTTGCAGAACGCAATTGTTGGGATGGCACAAGATTTTGTGGGGTCAAATAATATCGGCATATTGTATCCTAATGGTCAGTTTGGAACAAGATATATGGGAGGAAAAGATGCTGCAAGTTCTAGGTATATCTTTACATATATGAATCCACTTACACCGATTATATTTGATGAAAGAGATTCAGCAATTATTCCACAACAGTTTGAGGATGGTTCAAAGATTGAACCTGTACATTATTCACCGATATTACCTATGATTTTAGTGAATGGTGCAGAAGGTATTGGAACAGGTTGGAGTACATCACTTCCTCAATACAATCCAACTGATATTATACATAATCTTAAAAATTTAATGAATGATAAACCGATGGTTACAATGACACCATGGTATCGTAGTTTTACAGGATTTATTGCTGCAATTGATGAAACAACTTACATGTGTCATGGGACTTATGACATCAAGTCAAAAACTATACGTGATACTATAGTAGAAATTACAGAATTACCTATTGGACTATGGACTGAGAAATATAAGGAAATACTAGAAGATATGATTGCATCCAATACTGCAACTGGTAAGAAAAAGAAATATGCTGGTTTGGTCAGAGATTATTCTAATTACAGTTCAGATTCAAATATTCACTTTATTATACGACTTAACAATGAAATATCTGATGAAATAGTTAATGATATGGTTGAGTTTGAGAAAGCACTGCATCTCTGTACATTGATTAAAACTAGTAATATGCATCTTTACAGCACATCTGGAAAGATGAAAAAATATAATGAACCAGAAGAAATTCTTCAAGAATTCTATGTTTATAGACTTGGATTATACACAAAACGCAAAGAGTATTTGTTGGATAAATTAAAGAATGATTTAGATATTCTTAACAACAAAGTTAGATTTATCAATGAAGTGATTAATGAAGAATTGATTGTGTTTAAAAGAAAAAGGGTCCAAGTAAATTCTGATCTTAAAGAACGTGAATATATGGAAGTAGGTGGAGAAGATGGATTTACATATCTTACAGGTATGCCTATCCATTCATTTACTGAAGAGAAGATTGATGAACTTGTAGGAAAGAGAGATAATCTACAGAAAGAATATGATGATTTGTTTGGAAAGACAAATAAACAATTATGGTTAGAGGATTTGGATAAATTCAATATTGAATATAAAAAATACTACAAGAATTTTGGACAATGTGAAGATAAAAAAATAAAGTTAGTCCTTAAAGGTCAAGGTTGTAAAGGTGGTAAAGGTGGTAAAGGTGGTAAAGGTGGTAAAGGTGGTAAAGGTGGGAAATGAAATAAATGAAATGAAATAAAATGAAAATATTTACAAATAAACTTATAATGTAATTTACTTAAAGAATAATATACATATTTTTTATAAATGGGTTTAACTGCAACAACTACTGTTGAAGATGCTTGTGGAGGTTCTTTTACTAATCCATATATTACTCTAGCGGCCTACGGACCAGGTAATGGTGAAACTGATATTCATATATTTAAAAATCTGAGTGATAATACATATACCATTAAAACACGATTATATTATTACAAAGATAGAGATGCAAGAAATGCTGGTAAAAGATTTATTCAAAAAGTAGAAAAAACATACACTACATCAAATATATCACAAGATATTTGGTCATTTTTATACACATCATACAAGACCGATTTAACGAATGCTGGAATTTCATCAAGTGATAGTTAAATATTACAATTGTATTAATTAAATTTATAATAAGTGATAAATAAATGAAAATTATTTATCACTTATTATAAATAATTTTCATTTATATTTTTAATTCAAATTATTTCATTTATAGGTTTACAGATGATTTTGTAATCCCATTATTTATAAATTCTATTAATTTGTGTGATACTTCGTTTCCTATATTTTTTTGTGCTTCTTCAGTGCTACCTCCTATATGTGGTGTCATAAATACATTTTTATATTTACTAAACATATTTTGGTATTCTATCTTGTTATCCTTTGGTTCATCACAATATACATCAATAGCAACTCCACCTATTTGTCCACTTTCCAATCCTATACATAGTGCTTGATGGTCTACAATACCACCACGACTATTATTTATTATATAGCATCCTTTTTTAGTCTGTTTAATATTGTTTATATTAATTAAGTTTTTTGTTGATGGTAATAATGGTACATGGATTGTTATAAAATCTGATGTTTCAAGTAATTCTGCTAAAGTATTTACCCGTGTTACATTTCCAATCGGATGGATATTACAAACATCATATGTTATGACTTTCATTCCAATAGATTCTGCTAGTATACCTACCTGAATTCCTATAACTCCATAACCAATTATTCCCAAAACTTTATTTCTAACCTCGAAACATTTTGTATCATATTTATTCCAGAAATTGTTATGTAAATCATTATTAAAATCACCCAAATGTCTTGAAAGATTAATTATTTGTGCAATCACTAATTCCGCAACACTTCGCGTATTCTGAAATGGAGAATTAAATACTGGAATACCTCTTTTAGTTGCCTCTTTAATATCTATATTATTGGTTCCACTACAAAAACAACATATTGCTTTAAGATTGAGTGCTTTATCAAGAAGTTCTTTGTTTACAATTGTTTTACTTCGAGCACCAATTACATCTGTATCATAAATATGGTCTATAGAATACACTATATCAAATCCATTGTTTTTTAGATTATTTACTGCAGATTTATCTATATTTCCCAATAGTAATATCTTCATTTATGTTTGTATATGTATATATATGCATATATATTTTGTATTTCTTTAAGTTTTCAATGTGAATTATACTATAAATGTAATTACATTTAATTACATTTAATTTAATTACATTTAATTTTCAAATAATTATCCACAATGGTATGTACAACCTATTAATTTAAATCTGTATGATACACTATTATAAGTTATTTCTGTATAATCACTTGTAAAATCTTCACTTTGTATTGCTTTAGCAACTGTATAATTATGTAGTAAATCATCACTTTGTTTCATACCTATACCTTCTAATGGTGATGATGTTATATAATCTCCATTTGCAATTGTTTGTGTTCCACTCGCAGAATAATTTGATACCATTATTGCTCCTTCACCAACACTGTTGATTTTATATCTGACTCGTTGGTCAAAATCAGGTGTCTCAACTACTGTTAAACCGCCCCACGAGAATTTACTCATCACACCTTGGTTGTCGATGTTTTCTGTAATGTCCTCTCCAGAAATAACACCAAAACAAGCAGTGTCCTGCGTTGTCTGCGTGAGTTCAACAAGCGGAAGACTTTCATCAACCTGTGGTTTTGTTGGGTCATTTTGTGATGTATCTGTTTTGAACATATTATATAGTTGTCCTGATGATCGAACAATATATCCTATGCGCTGTCTGAATACAGTCTCATCGCTGGTATTTTTACAGCAGCATTTATGGGCACCTGTAAAGTTGAGTTGCCCATTACCACCTGCAGCAGCAATGTAACCCTTTGGGTATCCAGCAATTTGAAATTGAGTAACTTCACCTGCTGCCGAATTGACAAAAGTCGCTCCAGCACTATTCTGTGCGAATGCAAGTGCCCCTGATGTTGATTGACAATCAATATGTCCAAATGCTCCGAAATCACTTAATCCATTGTGATAACCTACATACGCGTAGCCGAAAAAACTTGTTACGTCACCATCTTTAGAAGCACTTACTGATGTCGTAGTTAAAAGACCACTACTTGGATTATATGTTAATCCAGTATCTGTTTCAATTCCTTGAGTTCCTATTGCACCATCTACGAATGTTAAATATGTTGTTTCATCTGTACTGTTATTTGCACTTGCTGTTATATTTGTTGCTGTTGATGCACTAGCATCTGCCCATGAAAGAGTACCACTTCCATTAGTTGTGAGAACCTGGTCTGACGAACCATCTGAAGTGGGTATTTTAAATGATGTTCCACCACTCTTAAGTATAAGATTTGTTCCATCGCCATATATGGATTCATTTGCATCAGTGAATTTTACTTCTTTGTTTGATGGCATAAGTACATGTCCTGATGCATCTGCAGTTACTGCTTTCGATGCTTCTGTTGTTCCTAATGTTGTTATATCTAAATAATTAAGTTCTGTCCCAGTAGATGTTATTGTTGTTCCACTATAATCTAGTTTTCCTGTTCCTATAATTACTGTACCAGATCCCTTTGGATTTAACGATAATGAAACATTACTGTTTAAACCAGTTGCATTTATAGAATTAAAACCAAATCCAATACCTTGTGATTGATTTGAATGTCTTAACTCAACAATGCTTTCAGTATCTGTAGTATTACTTGTAAAATATCCTGCCATATTAGAAATGGTGGGGGTTGTTCCAGTTTCACCGTCGTTTGAAGAATGAATTGTTCCAGATACAGTCAATTTACCACTTGTAAGTGTCATTAAATCAGTATCACTTGTATGACCTATTGTTGTTCCATTAATAATAACATTATCAACAGTAAGTGTTGTAAGAGTTCCAAGCGATGTTATGTTTGTCTGTGCGGCTACCGCCGCAAGACCGCTACTATCAATTGCTTTGGTTGTTCCGGCATATAATTCTTTTACTGCTGTATCAGCATATGCTGTTAGTGTTATTGTTGGATCCGCTTCACCACCCGAACTTGTGGTGGTTGCAGATACAAATCTATCTTGTGATTCATCCCAGAATAATGCGGCATTATTTGATGAACCTCTATTTACAATAAAACCACCATCCCATAATGGAGAACCAGTAACACCGTTACCTAAAACAATTATTGAATCTTCAATGTGAATAGAATCTGTATGTGCTATTATGGTATTACCAGAAACAATTAAATTTTGACTTACAAGAAGATTTCCTGCTATTGTAACAAGTCTGTCTCCCAATGTTATTAAATCTGTATCACTTGTATGTCCTATTGTTGTTCCATTTATATTAACATTATCTACTGTAAGTGTTGTAAGTGTTCCTAGGGATGTTACATTACTGAGTGTATCAAGTGAACTTTCAAAATATGTTTCAAAATCTGTTAATGCCACTTGTTTCATTGTTCCACCATCATTTACAACAACACGATCAGCATCTGCCAATGTTGTTGATGTTGCTGATGTACCACCATCCATTATATTTAACTCAGCTGCTGTAGCAGATACATTCGTTCCACCAATATCAAGAGTTGTTACACTTATTTCTCCGGCAACTGTCACTACTCCACTTGTAAGTGTCATTAAATCAGTATCACTCGTATGACCTATTGTTGTTCCATTAATAATTACATTATCTACTGTAAGTGTTGTGAGTGTTCCTAACGATGTTACATTTCCTTGTGCTGCTGTTGTTAATGTTCCGACGAGAGATGAACCAGTAATTATTCCACTTGATGTTATTGCTCCAGTTACATCAAGTGCAACTGATGGCGATGAATTTAATATACCTACTCTGTCATTTCCTGCATCAACATATAGTGCGTGTGTATTTCCATTACTTTCGGCACGGAAATCATAATCGTTACTTCCTTCATTAATAACAAGTTCTCCTGTATTTACTACTAAAGATTGTTCTGGTGCATCACGATAGAATCTTACTTGTTCTTCAGAACTGTTTGTTCCACCACCATTTGCTGTTCCATAATCACCAAAGTAAAGATATGAAAGTGTTGAATCCCAACCTATTTGATAATCTCTGTGACCACCACCTGTAGTGTTTCCTCCAATCTCTAAATAACCGTATCCACCGTTTGTACTCTTGTGAATCTTAAGATTTGTATAGGTTGAACTTGTTCCTCCAGGAAGCAATACTTGTAAATCACCACGGATGTAGACATCCTGGTCTGTAAGTGTCATTAAATCAGTATCACTTGTATGTCCTATTGTTGTTCCATTAATAATCACATTATCAACGGTAAGTGTTGTAAGTGTTCCTAGGGATGTAACATTTCCTTGTGCTACTGTTGTGAGTGTTCCTGCTACTGATGTCGTTGTTAAAAGTCCACTACTTGGATTGTATGTTAATCCTGTATCTGTTTCAATACCTTGAGTTCCTGTTGCACCATCTACGAATGTTAAATATGTTGTTTCATCTGTACTGTTATTTGCACTTGCTGTTATATTTGTTGCTGTTGATGCACTAGCATCTGCCCATGAAAGTGTTCCACTTCCATCTGTTGTAAGAACCTGGTCGGATGAACCATCGGATACTGGTATCTTATATGTTGTTCCACCACTCTTAAGTATTAGATTTGTTCCATCACCGTATATTGATTCATTTGCATCAGTAAACTTAACTTCTTTGTTTGATGGCATAAGTACATGTCCTGATGCATCTGCTGTTACTGCTTTCGACGCTTCTGTTGTTCCTAATGTTGTTATATCTAAATAATTAAGTTCTGCTGCTGTTGCTGACACGTTTGTTCCACCAATATCAAGAGTTGTTACACTTATTTCTCCGGCAACTGTCACTACTCCACTTGTAAGTGTCATTAAATCAGTATCACTTGTATGACCTATTGTTGTTCCATTAATAATAACATTATCAATGGTAAGTGTTGTAAGAGTTCCCAGTGATGTTACATTTGTCTGTGCTGCTACTGCCGCAAGACCGCTACTATCAATTGCTTTAGTTGTTCCAGCATATAATTCTTTGACTGCGGTATCAGCATATGCTGTTAGTGTTATTGTTGGATCCGCTTCACCTCCTGAACTTGTTGTTGTTGCAGATACAAATCTATCTTGTGATTCATCCCAGAATAATGCGGCATTATTTGATGAACCTCTGTTTACAATAAAACCACCATCCCATAATGGAGAACCAGTAACACCGTTACCTAAAACAATTATTGAATCTTCAATATGAATAGAATCTGTATTTGCTATTATGCTATTACCAGAAACAATTAAATTTCCTGCTATTGTAACAAGTCTATCTCCCAATGTTATTAAGTCTGTATCACTTGTATGTCCTATTGTTGTTCCATTAATAATCACATTATCTACTGTAAGTGTTGTGAGTGTTCCTAACGATGTTACATTTGCTTGTGCTGCTGTTGTTAATGTTCCGACAAGAGATGAACCAGTAATTATTCCACTAGATGTTATAGCACCAGTGACATCAAGTGCAACTGACGGTGATGAATTAAATATACCTACTCTATCATTTCCTGCATCAACATATAGTGCGTGTGTATTTCCATTACTTTCGACACGGAAATCATAATCGTTACTTCCTTCATTAATAACAAGTTCTCCTGTATTTACCATTAATGACTGTTCTGGTGCATCACGATAGAATCTTACTTGTTCTTCTTTACTATTTGTTCCACCACCATTTGCTGTTCCATAATCACCAAAATAAAGATACGATAGTGTTGAATCCCAACCTATTTGATAATCTCTATGAGCACCACCTGTTGAATTACCACCAATTTCTAAGTATCCATAACCTCCATTTGTACTCTTGTGTATCTTAAGATTTGTATAGGTTGAACTTGTTCCTCCAGGAAGCAATACTTGTAAATCACCACGGATGTAGACATCCTGGTCTGTGAGTGTCATCAAATCTGTATCACTTGTATGTCCTATCGTTGTTCCATTAATAATCACATTATCAACGGTAAGTGTTGTAAGTGTTCCTAGGGATGTAACATTTCCTTGTGCTACAGTTGTTAGTGTTCCTGCTACTGATGTCGTTGTTAAAAGACCACTACTTGGATTGTATGTTAATCCTGTATCTGTTTCAATACCTTGAGTTCCTGTTGCACCATCTACGAATGTTAAATATGTTGTTTCATCTGTACTGTTATTTGCACTTGCTGATACATTTGTTGCCGTTGATGAATTAGATTCCCATGTTAGAGTTCCACTACCATCTGTTGTTAATACTTCGCCATCTGAACCATCTGCAGAAGGTAATGTCCATGATACATTGCTCATTACTGTTGCAGGTGCCTTAAATGAAACATAATTACTACTATCTGAATCGGCATACCTTAATTCAGAACGTGCATTTAGTGATACATTGCCGGATGTTGTTAGTGAAGTAAGAGTTCCGACCGATGTAAGTGATGATGCTACAACAGCTGACCCTAATGTTGTTGCATTCAATACGGATGTATCATTTATAGAATAATAATCACCACTTGCTAAATTTAATCCCGTTGTTGAAAAAGTTGCTCCAACTGTTCCTGAATATTTTATTTCAAGTGTATCATCCTCTGTATCTAATATTATCCCAGACCCACTTCCATCTGTCATAATTATCAAATCACCTGTCTTATTAACTAAATATGAGTTTGTTCCACCGTGATAAATATTTAAATCACTTCCAGCTCCTAATACTACTCTTCCAGTTCTACTATCTGCTGTAGCATCATCTGCATCAGCATCTACACAAAATAAACTATCCCCTAATATAATATTACAATCAATTGTTATATTAGATTTTACTGTTAACGGATTATATGCTGTTATAGTTGTTTGTGCAATAGATACCGTAACAGAACTATCATATTTTAATTCTAAAGCATCACTTGTTGCCGTCATATTAACAATTGCTGGTTGTACGGCTGATTCTTCTACCGACATTTATATTTATAATTATGAATATAAAAAGACTAAGATTTAAACATTTAAATTAATTATGAAAATAAATTTAAATTAATTATGAAAATAAATTTAAATTAATTATAAAAATCAATTAATTGAAAAAATTAATTTATTAAAATTTAAGATTAAAATTTAATTGGATAAATTTCCATAAATATAAATAAAATGGATACCAAAATTATGCTTTATATAACCATTTCCAATTAGATTTCCCTGTTATGCTCCATCTTGACATATTCGCCATCATAGGCGGACTATGTAACATAACTGTTTTAATATATTCAGTTCCTCCGCTTATATATGCATGTGCTAGAACAGTTTGCTTTTGATTATCAGATGGTCCTAATACAAAATCTTTCATAACCCATTTGCTTGATGTTCTTAATTTATCTGTTGTAATCGTATTAGAAATTGTTGCATTTCCAGTTATATTAACAATACCTGTTCCGTGAGGAACCATTGAAATATTTTCATTTGATGATGATACTATAACTTGACTATTTACATCAAGGTTTCCTCCTAATTGGGGTGTTGAATCTGTTGACATATCAGTTGCAGCTGCAGTAGAAGACCATGATAATGTTCCACTACCATCTGTTTTTAATACTTGATTACTTGAACCATCTGCAGAGGGAAGTGTCCACGTCACATCACTCGAAACTGTTGCAGGTGCCTTAAATGAAACATAATTACTACTATCAGTATCTGCATATCTAAGTTCCGATCTCGATAACAATGTTATATGACTTGCTACATTTACACGTTTTGCTATACCAACACCTCCACTAACAATCATTGCTCCTGTTGTGGATGAAGTTGAGTCTGTTGTTGCTGGTATTGCTACTTGTTGATTTGTATCAATAGTTATACCTCTTTTTTGTGCAGTATCATTACCTTCTCCTAATACAAATAAGTTATCACCATCATCTAGACCAAGGTAATAATCTATTTCATTCCCATCAAATCTTATCATTTTATCGAGTGCTTCTGAATCACCAATAACAATATGATCTGCAACATATAAATCTTCTCCAACACCTAATCCACCTCCAATAACAAGTGCTCCTGTGCTTGAACTTCCAGAACCTTTTGTTCCTGGAATTGTTACAACTCGATTTGCTGTATTTGCATTTGTTACTTCTAATACTGGGTCTGTTCCCAATGCACCAGAACCATATTCAAATATAAATTTATCACTATCTCCATCATTTATACCAAACGCATAATTAATATTACCACTTACTACAAAATCGATTCTTGGATCGCCATCAGTTGCAGTGTTACTTATTGTTAAAACTGTTCCATTTGCGTTTGACCCTGATAATGTAATACCCTTATCTGCATTATGGGTCAAAGTAATCTCACTATCTGCACCCCATGATATTACAGATGAATCAGATATCATTTTTAAATCATTTCCTACACACAAATCTTTAGCTATACCAACACCTCCAGTAACTGTTAATGCACCATTTGTTGAACTTGTTGAATCTGTTGATGTAGCAACATTTAAAACTCCACCCGAAGAAATACTCATTGTACTTGTAGCACTAGCACTACCAATAGTTCCAGAATCTGGAATTAATAAATTTGTCCCTAAAGTTGTTGTTGATGATGTAATTGCAATTTCATCAGTTCCACCTATATTTATATTCACTCCTGTATCTGCTTGAAGATTCATATATCCATCAGCATCAGAACTGACATGAACATCATTATCTCTAAATTGAAGTTTCATTCCAGAATTTAAACGAATACCAGTATCTGCTACGTGCGTTATAGATACATCATCGTCATTTCCAAAATATAATATAGAACTATCCTTCTGAAGATGAATATTTTCTTCTGTTATTATATTTCCATCTACATTTATGTTTTCAGTTATTTGCATATTGCTACTAATTTTTGATTTTCCGACTACATGCAATGCTTCGTCCGGATTTTTTGTTCCTATACCTACACGATCATTATATGCATCAAAATATAATGTATTTGGACCTACGTGTAAATTACCAGTTATTCTTGCATTTCCGTCTACTTTAAATACACCAGTTCCATGTGGTTGAAATCTTATATCATTATTACTTGTCGATGTTATAGGATGACCATTAGTAACTAAATCACCACCTAATGTTAATGATAATTCAGTTGCTTCTGTACTAACCCACGACAAATTACCACTTCCATCTGTTTTAAGAATTTGTCCGGAATTTCCATCACTTGTAGGTAGTGTTAATGTAACATCTGATGTTAATGCAGGTGCCTTTAATCTTAAAACATTTGATTGGTCTGTATCATATAAATCAATAATTCCACCTTTTATATTTATATTACTCTCAACATTTAAGAATCCCGTTCCATGGGGAACTATATTAATGTTTCGATTTGAAACAGATACAATTGATTGCTCATTAGTATCCAAATTTCCTCCTAATTGAGGAGTTGTATCGTCAACAACATCACTAATCTGGTCAATCCAAGACATAGCACCACTACCATTTGTTTTAAGAACCTGACCTGTATCACCATCTGCAGAAGGTAATGTAAAAGTTAGATCAGAACTTATCGATGATGGTGCCTTTAATGATACATAATTCGTTCCATTATCGGTATCTTCATTTAATCTTAATTCCGCACCAGTATTCGACGTTCCTCGTATTTGTATATATTCTTTTGATACAATATTTCCATTTATAAAAGAATTTCCATCAACATGAATAGTTGATTGGGGGTTTTTTGTACCTACACCAAGACGATTATTAGTATCATCAATAAAAAATGTATTATTATCTACTGTTAAATTTGAACCAATTACAGCATTTCCACTAAATTTAACATTTGACGGTATTACAATTCTCATTTTATTGAGTATATAAAATAGTAATAGATTAATTTATAATTAATTTATCCTCTATAATTATTTTATTAACAAACAAAATATTAAATAATTAATCTATTATAAATTTATTATTTATGTATATATAAATACATTAATGAAATATTTTATTGGTATATTAATTGGAATTATGTTATTATATGTAATTTTCAGACCATCTTGTGGTTGTGAAAGATTTACAATATATGGGTTGTTATCAAATGATGATGCTTGTTTGAGATGTACAAAACCATATGAACAAAAATTAAAAAAACTTGAAAAAGAATGGAATATTATCGAAGATAAAATAAAACATATTAAACATGGTCGTTCATATATAGTATCTTTTAACAATAATACATTTAGAGACAATTTTAGAGAAAAACTTGCAACTATTTTAAGAATTGGCATTGAAAATATATTTATAGTTAAAATAGAAGACAAAAAGATTGTATTTTCGTTTGTATCAAAAGAAAGTGTATTAACAGATGCAGAACAAAAAATAACAGAACTTAATAATATTTTTGCAGATTCAGAAAACAATATGGTTTCTGAATTAAAACAAGGTAATAATGGTAAAAGTAAAATATTATTTAATCTAGGTGTTCATAGTGTAGAATATGAAAATTTATACATATACTTCTAATAAATTACATCTTTTACTAAAATTTTATGAATACCAATATGAATAAATCTTTTACTTTAACATTATTAGTTGTATCAATACCTAAAGATATAACTTCTCTTTAAAGAAATTATGTATAAAAAACTGATAGTTAATTTTAATAAAAATTTATTACAAATGTCATCTGAAATGGTAATACTTGCACCATTTTACAATACAATATTTAATACATTATTTAAAGAACCAGACCACTGTATTGGAAATAATAATAAGGGGCGTCTTGATGATGTATTTAAATATGGTAATGATTATATTGAATATGGAACAATCACTGAATGCGACATTGTTATTATACCATATAAATGGAGGGGAAGAGATAATGAAACATTAAATATTATAAATGACGCATACTCTTTTGGTAAACCAGTCGCAACATTTATAAATTCTGATTCTGATGAATTTATTGATATTTCTCCTTGTCGTGGTTTTATTTTTAGAACATCTCTATATAGAAGTATTATAGAAAATCAATACAGTAAAAATAAAGTTACTAGTATAAATAACATCGGTACTAGTAACAATAATAAAGATACTAAAAAAAATGTTATTACATTTGCATTACCAGCATTTTCTCCAGATACATTTAACAATAATTTTATAAATTATACATCTAAACAAATACCTACTATCGGTTACTGTGGTCACGGTGAACACGGAAGATTCGATGCATTAAATATAATTAAAAAATCAAATTTAATTAAAACGGATTTTATATTAAGAACTGGTTTTTGGGCACCTGAATTACCAAAAATTATTGCAAAAAAAGAATTTATATCTAATATAGAAAAAAATCTATTTACCTTCTGTACTAGAGGTGGAGGTAATTTTTCATATAGATTTTATGAAACTTTAAGTATGGGTCGTATCCCAGTATTGTTAGATACAGATTCGGTAATACCTTTCATTGATACTACAAAAACTACTGAAAATTGTATAATTGTAAAAAGTCCATATGATGTTGAACAAGAAATTATGAATTTTTGTAATACATATGATATTAATAAAATTCAAAGAATAAATCGTAAATTATGGGAAGATTATTTATCACCACTTGGATTCGTAAAACAATTATCAATTTTATTACAAAGTGATTTCTAGATAAATGATTTCCAGATATAAATGATTTCTAGATATAAATGATTAATCAATAACATGTTCTCTTCGCATACGTTCTGTAGTTCTTTTTGATAAGTTATCTAATCTATTTTCATCTTTTATTTCATTAAATTCAAGTGGATAACCTATTTCTCTAATATATTTTTCCATAACTTTCCAATTGACTGGTTCACGTGCCCACTCAACTCCTATATCATTTGTAATTTTATTAAACATATATTCCATTATAAACGGAGATGTATTATCCATCCATTCTCTAAAACTATGCTCGTCATCTAATGGATATCTAGGATTAAAACGGAATTTTTCTGATAATTCTTCATCTAATTTTTTTTGTTCGCTTGAATATTCTTCTTTATTATGTAGAGTATTTTCATTTAATTTATCAGTTTCTGATTTATGTGTTAGATCATTGTCACAATTTTTACTATTTTCGTCATTGTTATAATTCTCAGTTTCATTTTGGTAATCTTGTAATTCATCAAAATCTATATTTAATGTTATATTTATACCATCATTTTGGGGGATGTTATTTTCTTTGATTTCAACTTCGTCAGTTTGTATATTTTGCGAATTTGTACATTTGTTAAATTTTTCATTAATTTTATTTTCTTTATTTTTTCTCTTCAATATGTTGGTACTTTTTTTATTTGTTTTCATATTACTATACTATACTCATAGACCTTTATGTTAAAATATTTAATTTAAAAATTTATTAATTAATAAATTAATTAATAAATTAATTTAAAAATATAGTGTTATTTCTATAAAAAGAAAAAGATGAAGATTTGTTTCGATAAAGATGATAATGAATGTGCAACTGCATTTACGTTTGATGATGAAGAAGGTAATGGTATTTCATCATGTAATGATATGATTTCTTGGTTATCTGAAAATGATATAGATTACAATAAATTTAGGTTAACTAAAAATTCTCCATATTGTCTTGTTGTTAACAGAAATTGTAACAAAACATATAGAAATATTGTTTGTGATTTTAATCACGAAAAAGTACACCAAAAAACTGATATGATTGGTGTAGACGAAATTTCAAGAGATATTGGAGAAGAAGTTGTCGAACAATCAACTGTAAATCTAAATTTAGATGGAAATTTGGATGGAAATTCAGATGTAAATTCAGATGTAAATTCAGATTCTAAAAAGAAAAAAGAGAAAAAGAAAACAAAAGTTTAATTTTAAGTTTAATTTATGATGTAAATTGAAATAATTGCATCCAATATGGTGTACCATTTAATGTTATTTTTGCAAATTTTGCAAAAGAGAATTCACCAGGAGTTGATGTATCTTTAACTACATTATCATTACTTGGATGTGATACAAAATTCATAAATGATGTATCTGCAGACGGGTTCGAAGGATTATTTGATATTGTAAATTCTCCTGTTCCTTCTCCTTTTAATTCAAGATTTCCGTGAATTACCACATTTGCTGAAACCATATGTATATCTCTTTGTGTATTTGCATACATATCTATTCCATTTCCATTAATATGTGTTCCACTATTTGCACTACCAAATTCTAATTTTGATGATCCACTATTTATAACTACATCGTTTGCTGAATTTATTATAACATCGTTTGCTGAACCAATATTTAGACTATTACCATCACCATAAATATATTCATTTTGGTCTGTTTCACCATCAAATGTTAATTTTTTGTTTCTTTCCATTGCGAATGTATTTGCTGATGCATCAAATCTAGCAATAGATGCCACTGTATCGGAATTATTTATTTTGAATATAAGATCACGATTTAACCCACATTGATAATTGATATGTGTATCAAAGGTGTATTCAACATAATTTGTACTTGTTCGAAGAAAGTTAATTTTAGAACCAGAATCTATATTAACATCATTTGTTGATCCTAGATTTATATTATTTCCAGACTCTATAATCAAATTATTTCCATCTCCTCTTATATATTCACCACTATTTGCACTCCCAAATTCTAATTTTGTTCCTAAAATAACAATATCATTTGTAGCATTCAATATTAAATCATTTCCATCCCCTTGAATATATTCACCACTATTTGCAGAACCAAACTCTAATTTTGATGTTGTGCTATTAATTACTACATCTCCACCTGACATAATTATTAAATCATTTCCATCCCCTTGAATATATTCACCACTATTTGCACTCCCAAATTCTAATTTTGATGTTGTACTATTAATTACTATATCTCCTCCTGACCCAATGATTAAATCAGTTCCATCTCCTTGAATGTATTCACCACTATTTGCACTCCCAAATTCTAATTTTGATGTTGTACTGTTAATAACTATATCTCCTCCTGACCCAATGATTAAATCAGTTCCATCTCCTTGAATGTATTCACCACTATTTGCACTCCCAAATTCTAATTTTGATGTTGTACTATTAATTACTATATCTCCTCCTGACCCAATTATTAAATCAGTTCCATCTCCTTGAATATATTCACCACTATTTGCACTCCCAAATTCTAATTTTGATGTTGTACTATTAATTACTATATCTCCTCCTGACCCAATTATTAAATCAGTTCCATCTCCTTGTATATATTCACCACTATTTGCACTCCCAAATTCTAATTTTGCTGTAGTACTGTTAATAACTACATCATTACTTGTCCCTAAAATTATATTAGACCCATCGCCATATATATATTCTGTGATAGATGTGTCTCCATCAAATGTTATTTTCTTGTTTGTCCCTACACGAAGAATATTATTTTCCTTATCTATCGAAAATGTTCCATTATCAACTTTTAATCCTTCCCTTATAATAATATTTCCATTTACATTGATATTTCCTAAAACACTTAATCGTTCTGTATCAACTGATTTTCCTAATCCAACGTTATTGTCCACTTTAATATTTCGAACAACATCTAAATCTTCTAGTGCCTTGATATTTTTAGATGTAATCAGAGAACCACTTGCAATGATATTTCCATTCAATATAATATTTGAATTAACTTCTAATGAACCTTCTCCATTAGGTTCTATAGTAATATTTCCATTTGATGAAGATATAATTTTTCTAGAATTAATATTTAAATTTCCTCCTAAAGTAGGATTTGTATCATCATTAATACTTGACATAGAACCAGAACCTCCGCCAAAAAATAAATTACCACTTCCATCTGTTTTAAGAACATGGGATGCAGAACCATCTGTTAATGGAAGTCGAAATGATAAATCAGAAGTAATATTAGTACCTGCCTTTAATGATACAAATTTACCATTTGATGTTGAATTACTGAATATCTTAATTTCGCCATTTTCTGTGTTATCTCCTTTAATATCTAAATGACCATTAAATGTAGAAAAATTTCCTAAAACATTTAAATTTTGACCAACACTCATATCGCCATTGCAAGTAATTTTAAAATATTCAGAATTATCATTTCCCATAACCTCGACCAAATTTTTTGACAAATTATCTAATCCATTTTTAAAAATAACTAATTGAGATGATTTCTCTGAATTACTATCTTCAGAACAACCAATACCCAAATGATTTACAAATATTTGATGGGTTTTATATTTCCCTAAATTTACTGGGGGTGGACCATCCAAAAATGACATAATTTATTTAAACACTTAAATAGTAATGTTAGATTTACTCTTTAAATAGAACGACACAAAATTAATTTAATTAATGATATTTTATAATTTTAATTATTTATTAAATTTATATATATATTATAAATAATGTGGAATTATGTAAATAGTTTACTTGCAGCGAGTTTAAAAAATAACTATATTACTCTTGTAAAAGATAGAGATGAATCAAAAACAAATGCTGAAATATATTATAAAGAATGGAGACTATTACAAGATCCAGAATTTTTTGTAAAATTAAGAAGAGAGAATATTAAAAAGGCGATTGAGAATGAAAAATTAAAACTAAATGCTATTCTTAAGGCATCATTTCAAGACTATAAAAGGTTACGAAAAAATTTAGATATACAGATAGAAACTATTAAAACAAATGATAATATTACAAATAGTCTTAAAATTAATATGTATGATAATGAAAATAATTTAAAAAATATTATATCTGATATTTCATATAATAAAAATATTTTAAATGAAAAGAAAAATATGTTAACTGAACATGAAAGAAGAAAATCACTTTCTCTTATAATAACAAGTGTTATTCTTATACTAATACTTGTTACAATAATAATGCGTCTTGATTTTGATTCATTAAAAGGGTCATCATAATTACATATTTCTAATTAATTTGTTTATAAATATTGTTTAATAATTATTGTATAATAAAAAATATAGTTTTATTATATATAAGTAATGTCAAATTATGGTTTAAGGCTATCTGGGTGTTATCTTTGGACTTCTATTAATAAAGATTTATGTAACGATGATGAAATTTATGAAGGTGGCACACGGGGAGATTGTATATTGGGTCAAGGAAAAGCAAAATGTATTCCAAATAAAAATGCGAGATGTGGTGATAATTTATGTAGTGATTGGAGTAAAAAGAATAAAGATTGTAAATCTGGTTATTATTGTGGTGCTAAAAATTTTGCCAAAGGAACTAAAGGTGAATGTATTCCAATAAATAAATGTTCTATGAGTAATTTTGCACAAGGAACAAAAAAAAGATTAAATAATAGACGTTTTAGAAATTTGAATGATAATGAATGCAATAAATATATAAATGATGGAGGAGAATGGTTCAAAGATGGTGATTATTGTGTAAAATTAAGTTCTCCAGAAAATGATTTTAAAGAATGTTTAAAAAAAGTTGAAAATTTTAAAAGATGCAAAGCAAGATTCTGGCAGTCAAGAACAGTTAGTCAAGCAAAAGAAGCAGACCATGCATATAGAAATTGGAGGAATATGACTGATTCCAATTGGCAAAAAAAAGAAGATCGAATAAAAATAAAAAATGCAATTGAAAATGAAAAAATGAAATTAAATGCAATTTTATCTAATTCTTGGAAACAATATGATAGTTTATCAAAACTTCATGATGAACAATCGAAATCTATAAATAAAAAACAAGAATATATCCAAATTCTTAATGATATAAAAGATGATAATCAACAAAAACTTGATAAAGTAATTACTGGAATTAGTCTTAATGCTGTAATTAATGATACTAATTTTAGTTTAACATCTAAACATTCTAAAAAAGTTATTATATCATATATGCTTATAACAACAATTTTATTGTGTATATTAGCATCTGTTGTCATTAAATTTACAAAATTATAATTTATTTAAATAGTTTAATATAATTATTCACTTGTTTTCTAAAGCAGGTAGTTCATTGTTATTTGTTATTCTGTTAACTCTATTACATATATAACTAAGAGGCGATTTTATCGTATCATAAATATTCTCTACAAAATTTATATGATTACCCATTTTTTTACAATTATTTGATATATCACTCTCTATAATCGATGTTAATTTATCAAGTTTTTCTATTATAATATCTAATTTCTCATTGATATTATCCATTTTAATTGTATTTTACTTTATAATGTATTTTATTTCATAAAAATAATCGTAATTATTAAATATATTTTAAATAATTTAAAAATAATTTAAAAAGTGGGGGTGTAAATAATTAAAACAAAATAAATGCTAACTCGTCATCAATCTACTTCACAATCTAATTCACAATCTAATTCACAATCTAATTCACAATCTAATTCACAATCTAATTCACAATCTAATTCGAATCTAATTCCTATTAAATATTTTACTATTGTGGATAAGGTATATTCCAAAGAGGACCACGAACGTGTTTTTTCAGATAAAAAGAAAGATATTTCGGCAAAAGTAATTGTTTATATTAGAGATTTTAATACTGGTCATTGTATTGTAGCAGCTTCTTGGTATTATGGTCTTTCTTCTAAACTGAAAGAACGACTACCTGGTATGCGTTTAACTGCTATTAAGCGTCTTCTTCAAGATAACTATATTTATGTAAAGACGATATCTGGAAGATATAATACTTCTCAAATTATTGATAACCTTGGTATTATTGTTAATAATATTAAGGGTAAAAGAAAGGATAATAGAATTGTAGATACATTTGATAATGTATGTAAAGATTTATTGTCTAGGGCATCTCTTTATAAAAGTGATAATAATGCTCTAGATACAAAATATATTGACTATCTATTTAATAGTTATAATGGAATTATAACACTTCGTGAAATGGGAATTATAAGCAAGAATATTTTTAATATGAAATCTTCTAAACAACTTGATAAAAATACAATTGTTTCCAATAATAAATTTGATGAAATTTTTGGTAAGTCTAAAGTTTGTCTTTTTTACTTTAATGCTAGCAAAACCAAGATTGGAGTTTGTGTTTGGAAGGTTAGAAATGGTGTAGTAAGATATGGAGCAACTATGTGGGATAGACCAGATGGTTATATTTCGAGATATCCTTCAAGAAATTATAAATATGGACTAATTAACACTGCTTATGGTCGTTATATTAAATGCCCAAATTATATTGAAATTGTAAATTACAAACGTGGTATGTCTGATAAAGTAAGAAGTTACATTATATGTGATATGCATCGTAATGGTGTACGAGGTGAAAGAAAAAAATATATAGAATCTAATAAGTATTCATTATCCCAAAATGATACATCAACAGATGTAGTATTTATGAAATCGTTAGTAATTATTTTCTTAATATCAGTGTACTTTCCTTATATTACAAACTTTTTCCAGAAATTTTTTTCTTACTAGAACAAGTTAAAGAATAGAAAAGAATAGAAAAGAATAGAAAAGAATAGAAAAGAATAGAAAAGAATAGAATAGAATAGAATAGAATAGAATAAATTAAATATAATTGACATATTTTTATAAAATACTTATTTTATTAAACTTATTTAAACAATTTTGATATAGACCCACCTTCATTTAGTGTTCGTATTACATTTGCAATCATATCAGATATATCATATACTATTAATTTATCTGATTTTTTCTTATTTTCTTCGTGACATATTGAATTACTGCATATAAGCATATCTACATTTTTAGACATATTTAGTCTATCTATAGCAGGTCCAGATAAAATGCCATGTGTAACAACTACAATAATTTTTGATACTCCATTATCAATCAATGTTTCGGATGTTTTTAAAATTGTTCCCATAGTATCTACCATATCATCAATAACTATTGCCACTCTGCCAACTATATATTTAGGGTCTCCAATAAGTATTGACTTTTCTACTACATTTAATTTAGAATAATCACGGACCTTACCCAAAACTACAAATGGTATGTCAAATTTATTGGCATATGTCATTGTTCTTTTAAGAGCACCTTCGTCAGGAGCAACTGCTACAAACATATCTTTATATTCTTTGCGTTCTCTAAACTCATCAAATAATAATTCTTTTAGGACAGTATTAATTCTGTTTATAGCATATAAATTGTCAATTGGTATATTTGCAAACCCTTGAATTTGTGCTGAATGTAAATCAAATGATATTATACGATTTATTCCTGACATTTCAAACATATCTGCAACATCTCTTGCAGATATTGAACCTCTTGGATTATCTTTTTTATCTTGTCGAGCATAAGGATAAAGTGGAGAAATCAATGTTATAGAGTTAGCATCAGAACGTTTACAAGTTTTTGCAAGAAGTATTGTTTCCATAATATGATCATTAATACTGTGTTTACCTCGTGATGCACCTGTTTGAACTATATATACATCTTTTCCACGTATACTATCTTCGATTATAGGTCTAATTTCACCATTAGCGAAATATTGCATCTTTGCCGGAAATAAAGGTATTTCAAGATGTTTACATATTTTTTCAACAAGTAAAGGATGTGAATTACCTGAAATTACACATATATTATCCATTCTAGACTTATAACCACCTATATTTTTATATATAAAATATTTTTATTATATTAACTTTTAGAAATATATCTTAGATAGGAATATTATGGGATTTCCACAATAACATACCTAAGATTCATAATAATTAATTTTACTACATTAATAGTATCAATATAGATTTAAAAATACATTTACGTTTCACATTGATATAATATATTAAATCGATTAGGAGTTAATAATGTTTTAAGCAGCTACCTCGGGGTGTTTGGTAAAATGATATTTCATATATTTTTGAAGATTGAAGAAAGTTAATTTATCTTCCTTAGGAACTAACAAAAGTTTTCTAAGATTGGTATCTGGGTTAATTTCACGTTTGTTTGCTGGGTTTTGTAAGTTATGTTCCTTAATGTAAGCAGTGAGTTTCTTAGTAACTTCAGTTCTTGCCATTTCAGAACCTTCTGGGACATTTAAGAAGTTTGCAAGTTGATTGGTAATTGGTGTAGGTTTAGCAAAACCACTTGGTTTTCTCTTGGTTCCATCAGTTTTTTTAACTCTACGTTTGGATTTGGATGCTTCACGAAGACTCTTGGCATAATCTCTTTGAAGTTGTCTTGCTTCACCTTGAATAGTTCTTAAGGTTTGAATAGCAAGAGAAAGAGAATCTAAAATTTTCTTTGAACGTTGTTCAAAAGTAACGTCACTAGTTTGTGAAGGTTCTTCAACTTTAACTGGGGCAACTTCTTCAACTTTAACTGGAGCAACTTCTTCAACTTCTTCAACTTTAACTGGGGCAACTTCTTCAACTTGAGCAGACTTTGAGGATTGTTTCTTGGAACTAGACTTGGGCATTTTATCTAAAATTACGTTACATCTTTATATAGTTTTAATTTATTATTTATTTTCTATGCATTTTACATGGCAGAAATAAATAACGAACAAGAATTTTGTGCAATTTGCTTAGATTCAATAAATGCCAATGATTGTAATATCAATATTCATATAGATTGTTGTTGTGGTATACAAATGCAATGTTGTTTAAAATATTTTCATAAAAAATGTATTATTAGTATGATTAATTCAAAAGCATTATTTAGAGTGACAGGTATTGCAAAATGTCCTACGTGTAGGGGTAAATTTAGAACAACAACATATGAAACTGTAAATGATTTGATTTATACTTCAGAAATTGAAGATTTATGTATAGATTATATGTCGACAAATATAGAATTGCTTGATAAAGTGGCATCAACCGAAAATA